TGTTAAACCTAAAAAAAGCACAAAATGCGAATTCAAGTTGAAACAGGTACATTCTCCAACGGGGAACTGAATATGTACCATCTGCAATCATGGATGAAGGCAGGAGTAGGAAAAGCGATAGATATCGTACTCTATGCCGAACAGCGTTTTTGCTTTACGATGCTCGTATCGGGCGCGTTCAGCAAAAATTATCACACTTCAGGTTATTTGCCGGGTTATAGCGGCAGTACTGTCGCTACAAGGATTCCCGCCATCCCGATGGGAAGTATTAACGGTAAGGAAGTTAAAACCCGTGTTTACGGAAGGATCCAGAGAGCAGTGACCGTTGTGGGCACCGCAGAGGTCGGAACCATTATCCCTGCTTCCAATACCAGGGGCGGTGAGTTTTCGCTGGTATGCACCACCAACGAACTGGCGCCGGAAATGGTCACAACTTTCCCTGCTGGCAAACAAGCGCGTGTCCTTTCCGAGCCTAAACGGTGGTCAGGCGGTTTCCTTTACACTTTCCAGACGGCTCCTGGGCAAACCTTTACATGGGCAACATGGATGGGAACGGTCGAAGCCGGAAAGAAACTATTCGGAGGTTACACTTCAGTGGGTGAGCGTTCCCGCAAGGGTTACACGACCTTTTATCAGCCCAATACCTACATCAACCATACCATCACGCAACGTAAGGGTTTCAACCTTTCAGGAGATGCACTGGTAAAGGGAACTTCGGTGAAATATACCATCAACGGAGGTCAGGGCGAACAGGTCAACGTCATCACGTCAAACGCAGAGGTTATCGCACGTCGTCAGTTCAACCTGGAACGAGAGATGACCGCATGGAAATCCTATTCCACGATGCGCGATGCTTTCGGCAACCTGCTGGATGTTCCTTATGAACTGGATGAACGCGGCAACTTTGTCTATCGCGGCGACGGTGTTGAGGCTCAGATATCAGGATACAATGATGTGGAAGCTTCCGGTGCAGGAGGAAAAACCACATGGGCCGATCTTGAATCACTTGTACGTAAGGCCACATCCAAACGTGAACCGGGATACAACAACCAGGCTTTTGTCCTTGTTGTGGGTAAGGAGCACGCCAATCATATCCATACACTGCACGTTGCCAACGTGAAAGCCAATGTAACCCTGACACAGATCGTTACTCCTTCAGGAACCGATGATCCGGCACTGCTTGAATTCGGTTTCCGTTCAGAGAAACTGACCATTGCAGGAGAGACTGTTTATATGGTCATTAACCATATGATGTCTGATCCCGAGCGGTCATTCACAAAGCTGGCTGACGGTTCGCTGGTATGGGATTACACCGGTTACCTGTTTGACTTCACACTTCTTCCCGACGGCGGTAAAAACCTTACAATGTCTGCAGTACGCAATGACCAGGTTGACCGTGAACTTGTCATGGGATGGTTTGACGGTATGACTGGAAAGAACGGGGTTTCTCAACCTTTGTCTCCTGTTGACGAACTGGCTTATGAAATGCTTTCCGAAGTCATCGTCACTGTCGGTCGTCCGGAAACTTGCGGTATCATCTATCCGAAAGTTTCAGAATACGTATTTTAATTGATATATAAACCTACCGGAGAGCGGGTTTAAGACCTGCTCCCGGCTAACAAAAGAAATCATGGACAAGAATAATTTACCAGAACCGAATTACATCTACGGCAAAGAAGAGGCAGAAAGACTTGCCACTACTGAAAACACCATCGAAGCCAAAGGCCCGATGCCACTCGTTTACAGTAATATCAAAAAAGCCCAGGCTATCGTTCTGGATTACCGTGACAAAAACAAACTGGGCACAACCATTCAGATCATGCCCAACCCGAACCTCGGGAAAATGAAGAACCTCGATATTACCCTCGGCAATGCGATATGTCCCTTCACGGGGATCTATTTCGGAAGGTACATGGGAATGCGCAACGATACCCATGTCTGGACACCGGTGAATATTACCAGTATCCCGAGAACCTACGATCTTGAAAAAGAGAATGACCTGGCGGACTGGATGGTCATCAGGCTCTTCAAGAACCTCAAAGGATCGCATTTCTATAATCTTATGGGCGAGAAACCGTTCTTCTACATCAAGGATGAAAAATCGGAGATGTTGGAAGGGTTGTCCAATGCCGGTCTGGTTGTGGATATGATCGAGAAGGTGAAAAAGCTTAATACCGATATGCTCCTGATGGTTGCACGCCAACTGGGACTTCCTGTTATCCCGGGAATCGAGAAGAACCTCGGTTACGACGAGATATCAGGGTTTGTTCTCCGTGCAGCAATCGATGATCCCAAGAGAGTGCTTGAGATTGTATCAAGCTCATCGGCCGCTATTCAGGCCGTTGTCTCTTCTGCTATTTATGGCGGGATTATTTTTCAGGACCATATGGGTTTCACCTACAAAGGCAATCTTCTGGGACGTACCAATGCCGAAGTGATTGCTACACTTCAGGCAGACAGCAAGACTTTTCAGCTTATTTCCGTTCAGTCAAAAAGCGCTGACAAGATTGCTATACGTCTCGAGAAAGAGGTGAGTCATAAGAAAGAGGAAATTCTTCCCGATGATGAGGATGAAAAGAAATTTTAAAAAATGAATATAGTTGAAGCACATATGGCGGTTGAATCCTTGCTGGACCAGTATCAGCTTCCTCTTGTTTCGAGGCTGATGATGGATTCCTTTTTAAGGATTGGTATTCATAAAACCGTGTCCGAAGTGCTGGATGACTATCCCGGCGAAAAGGGAAAACTGATCAAGTCTCCCGAACTTACCATGATGGTTAAACAACAACTTAAGGAATATGTGCTTCCCAAGACACTCCAAATTGCTCCGGCTGCGGGACTCTATTTTTCGAAGGAGATCATCCACACGTTCAGGTATATCTTTGATGTGATCACTACTGTTGCCCCGGGATCGCAGGTTTATGCAACACCGGTAGATTACAGTCAGATGATCCTTAAGGAGGATGATCCGTTTGACAAGCCTACACTGGTTTATCCAAAGAAGCTTTATGTATCTCTTATAGGATCAACAATGTGGGTGATGAAACCGACGGATGCCATGATTACCGGAGTAAGTTACAATTGTCTTGTTAATCCGGATATTGATTCGGGACACGAAGTAAGATCAGGAGAAAACGGCAAGGTATCGGCCGAAGCCATCGTCTGGACTGAGACTTGTACCTATAACAATGTAGTTTACGAACGAGGTGAAGTGATAACAAATTTTGATTCATCAAAGCTTACCATCGGTTCTGTAGTCTACCAGTATGCCAATCTTGTGATTCCTGAACACATATATCCAAAAGTGATTACCGAATCAGCCTTGCTGGTCGATAATTTTTTCGGTAAAAAAAGTAAAAATGAATAATCTTTAAATCTCAATGCGATGATCTATCAACAAAGTCCATTTTTTATACTTGCAGCATTGGCTGCTGCAGGTGCCGACGTGGTTGTGGATGCTACCCTGCAGAGGGTTTCCATTCAGGAAGCTGGTGTCAACAAGTTTTCCCTGAACTACATCGGGCTGAAAATCACCAAACTTGAAACTGAGACGGGGGCCAATCTCCTCGCCAAAAGGTTCAAAAGGGATTCCTATGGCGATCCGATCGCCAATATCTCGAAGAAGACTACCACTTCAGCGACCGAAGCACGTACCGGACAGGATCTTTCGGGCGATTATGAAAAAGACCCCGTTACAGGTATCACTTACCGGCTTTACGAATTCGAATTCACGCCCGTTTCTTCTGATCACGGAGGATATATTCCGGCACTGCGTCCGAAGATATACCTGTATGTAAATCAGACGACCGATGCTGCCAGGGCAACTGCATTCGAAAGCGCTCTTGCCGATAATATTCCTGGTGTTATTGCCGCCGGAGGTCTTACTTAAGATAAAAGGAACCTTAATCTAATCAGGGAGGGCAGGAGTGAACAGCTTTCTGCCCTTTTTTAAAATTTTCAATCATGGCAACGGTACAGATTGGCGTTACTCTCAATGCAGATGGCAAGAGTATACGCATAATGAATAAGACCGGTAACCTTGCTTCACCGAACAGTATCAAAGTATATATAACTGGGTCACTATCGGCTGTCACCAAGGATGTGACGCTTTCGGGAGCCAGTATTGCAACTCTCTTAACTGGAGAGAACAGTTATGTAGATCTCAACCTGAACGATATCTATTCGCAATTATTTGCGCCGGATGATTTTTATAAGGTATATCTTATCGGAAGGGATGCTGGAGGGAATTCTGTCCTGACATCCAATATCGATGCTTTCTTTTCAAGTTATATCACCGAAGGAATCGTAAGTAGAAACATGCTCGCTCCAATAGAAATGACTGACAAGTCATCTCTGATGAGACGATTGTCCCGCGCCCTTATAATCATGGATGGTCTGAGGATTCTTTCCGAAAACCTTACCATCGACAAGGAAATTTCAGTTGTCTTCAGGATTAAACTTCTTAAAAGGGATTTCTCATGATAACTGCAGCATTTCTGGCATCAGAACTTGCGTTATGCGAGAATATATTTCTCGAATACACCAATCTGTATCTACAGTCTCATTCATTAAGCACGGCTTCAGAGCAAAAGATATGGCAGGGATGCGTGGAACTGGATTCGGCCGTGCGTTTTCTGCGTGCCATAACCCTCGAAGGGGATGTCTACTACTGTAAAGGTGTACCATTGACAGAAGAGTGGATGATGAGTATTATTTACTTGATCCATGAATATGAAGGCCAGGGAATAACAAATAACGATCTTAGACAGTTTGTTCCAAGTGTTGTCAGCACTCCTTCAGTTGCGGCTGCGGCAACGGTTCTTGTCGATGCGGGTATCAGGGAGGGAAAACATGTCAACATGCCCGTCGGGACTTACAGGATCACTTTTTCCCGGCCGTTTACCGATAAAAACTTTAACAATCACGTCCAGATCACCCAGAATGGATTCGATGTTTTTGACGAGGTGATTGAACCGACAGATGATCCTGCCGATCTCTCGTCATTTGAAGTAACCGTTCCGGCAGGTGAATTGGCAACGATCTATTATACTGCAATAAAATTCCAGTAAGATGAGCGCTGAATCATTTATCCGAAGTATATTCCAGGCAACGACCAAAATCGTTACCAATCTCATAAAACCGCTAACCGGCACATCGATCAGTTTTGGCGGTACACAACTGAAGGATTTATTGGCTGCAGAAGACCCGAATGACGCCGTGAGGCTTGAACAGGTTGAACGACTGATATCGGATATAGAAATTCCTGATGGACAGGTTAATGCCGACTGGAATTCTGAAAACGGGGTTTCGGAAATTTTCAACAAGCCACAGATTCCCGCGGCACAGATTCAGTCAGACTGGAACCAGCAGAATGATCAGGAACGGGATTTTATCAAAAACAAGCCACCTGCGCTTATTGAACAGTTGCAATCAGATTGGAACCAGTCAAACAATATTTTAAAGGATTATATTAAAAACAAGCCCGATATTATTGACAAGATCGCTTATGATAACTGGGTTTCAGAAGTCAATCTGGCATTGAGTAATATTCCGGACGATCAGATTCAGTCAGATTGGAACCAGGAAAACGATGTCCTGAAAGATTTCATCAAAAATAAGCCGAGAATACCATCGGAAGAGTTAATCGATAATCTTGTCGTAAACAGAGGATTGTCAACTGATCATGCTATAGCCCGGTTTAAGGGTACATCAGGCAAAGAGATTGAAGATTCACTTGCAACAATAGACGATCAGGGACAGATGGTTGTTAATCCCGTCCCTGATGAAAATGGTTATGCTGTAGGAATAGCTGTCACAAATGCAGCAGAAGATTCATACGGAGTATTTGCAGCGGCAAAAAAAATGCCACTTCAAGGGGCTAGTCTTAATACTACAGCCGGAGGAAAAAGAGCAGGGTTATCCATAAGAGCCGACTCGGAACATATGAATGGTGGAAACGTAGGATTTGGCCTTAACATGGAAGCCTTTATTCCTGTTTCGGGATGGATACTTCCCAGTCAATCAGAACGATTAGGTGGATTTATATCATTTGTGATAGCAGAGAACGAGGCGGGTATTGAAAGTGTGGATATTGAGTTCTGGTCATTAAGGGAAGGTGTAATGACAAAACAGGGAGTACTAAATCATCACGGGATATTCACCAATCTTGGCACTTATCGCGAAGTGGTGCAGACCTATTACACTTCTGCACTTGGCGGGGAATCACAAGTGGTATTGATGGAACTGATCGGAAATGAGATTATCCAGATCATACGGAATATTCAGCCTTTAATTCCTACAGTAGGATTTGTCTTTGATCCGGCACTTGGAAAGACAACACTTCCCACTCCACTTGATGCAGGTGAGACACTTTATTTTATTTATAAGAAACTGGCATGAAAAAGATAATTATCATACTACTATTTTCGTTTTTATATATTGGATTGCAGGCCCAATCATGGAACAGGGTTCCGTACAGATACGGGTTCCGGTACAACGGGTTAAAAAGCGATTCTATCCTTGTCACACCTACCGATACGGTAAAGAATAAACTCACAGGATCAATAGCAGTATTCAATGACTCACTTTACTATAAAACGGTTAACAAGTGGGTTGTATTGGCTGTTAACAGGGATAGTACGGCCTATATATCCCCTGCACAGATGGATTCGATCAAGAACCTGATTTTTGATCCAAATCTTAATCAGTTTATTCATGTACCTTCGGTTGTATGGACTTCAGGATTATCTTTTGATGTAGGAATAGGACAATATCTCATACAAGGAAAGGGATATAATAATGTTGCAGGAAGTATAATTTCCGATGCAGCAGACGCAATTTATCCAAGGATCGATATTATTGTTGTTGATACCTTAGGTATTGTATCTATCATAAAAGGAGAGGCAGAGGCAAGTCCTCATAAGCCGGTTTGTGATCCTTTAAGCCAGTTGGAGGTTACTCATATTGAAATACCTGCCAATTCTTCTGTTCCAGGAAGAATAACAAATGAATTGGTATACAATGAAAATGTCGAATGGATAGGTATTGACGGATCATCTATAGCAGGAGTAACTATTTCATTTAATAATACCACAACACCTTTTGTTGGAACCTATCAGACAAGAATATCTAAAACAGTCAGTTCTTTCGGATCAAAATCCTTTCGATATATAAGTGGGAATACTTATAATATACAAGGTTCTAATTTGATATTATCAATCAGAACTGGAATCGCGTTAGGAAATAAGGCTAATATCCTTATTACATTAAAATCTTTTTCAACAACAGTGGGACAATCTGTAAGAATTGGAATTGGACGATATGATTTTGCAGCAAATACATCGTATCAAACCATTACTATTCCTATTGCAGATTTTGTGCCAAACGGAAACTACATCAATACCCTGCAAGTTGATTTAACCGGAACATTTCCAACAGGAGTAATGAGTATTGACTTTGATAATGTCTATTTTCAAAACGGAACTATACCACCAATAGTAAAACTCGAAACTGATCCTTTTTATTACGCCGAAAAACCGACTTTAAGATTAAAAGCCGACACTATAAACAATTCGGGTACGGCAACTATTTATGACTTATTGGCTAAGGAGGATAAATCAAATAAAGTAACTTCTATTTCAAGTGGTTCAACAGACGTTCAATATCCTTCTGCTAAATTGTTATATGATCAATTGGGACTAAAACAAAATTTACTGACTAATCCAATTGTTCAGGGGGACAGCACAATAAAATACGTCACCCCAAAACAACTGCACGACTCATTAACCGTCAACGACCCCGTTGATGATATTTTCGATTGGTCAGTAGATAAATACACCCCTTACCCGGCCCAACAGTCCGGTAAATTTGATAATTCTTCGACTTATCCTTTATACAATCACTATACAAGGTTAAACTATGACGGGATGTTCTACGCCAATCAGTTCGGGATAACGGGGTATAATAATTTTTCAAGGGGAACGCTCTCAATAGGAGGGGATGGGGTATCGGCAGACTATCCATCAATGTCCACATCCACCACATCGGACACTGTTTCATGGAACGCCTACACTCATATAACTTACGGAGGTCTTAGTTATCAATCTGTCCCAATTTATATAGGAGGGGTTAAACTCAATTCATCAATCTATCACACCAAACAATATATCAAGATTGACGATAAAGACAAGAAGTTCACCATTAAAATGGACTCAATTTATCTCGCAAACGGGGTAGCCTCCAAATGGCTTACTACTGACTCACGAAAAAATATAATCTATAAAGATGCACCTGTTCAGTTTTCAGACACCATTACTAAAATAGCCACAAAAAAAGATTTAACCTTAATCGAAGGAGGTTCTTTTGACACTACCTATGTCTATAATGCCATAAACCAAAAAGTAGATAAAGTCGCAGGAAAAGCACTTTCAGATAATAATTTCTCAGATGCAGACTCAACAAAACTTGCTGGGATTAATACTTCTCTTTACAAGTTAAAAACTGATTCAGTAGTATTATCGGGTTATGCTACTCAATATGACTTATCATCCAAGATAGACTACGCTATGGCAATGGATTCATTCATCCATGTTCACGATACAACAAGTATTGACGCACTCTTAACTTTATATAAACTAAAATCAGATACAGTAAGCAATACAGGTTATGCAACTCAGTACGATCTTTTATCCCTTGCCCCACCTGATATGTCGGCTTATAAGTTAAAGTCAGATTCAACAGCCAACAGCGGGTATTTTACAAATTTCGATGCCTTGTCTTACAAGCAAAAAAATGACAGTACTGCTAATTCAGGATATTACACAAATATTAAGGCTAAGGTAGCGGATAGCACCTATGTTCACCGATCACTGACGGAAATGATAACAGGGAAAAAATCATTTGACAAATCATTAAAACTATATGGTGATGTAGGAACAGTATCAACGAAGAATAAATATATCTCTTTCCTGACCGATTCGGCTAATGTCCCAATTATTAAATATCAAACTCATTATTGGAATGGTTCAAGTTTTACTGCCACTTACGGAACGTTTCTTGGAAGGTATGCAGGGGATAACAATAAGGGTTTACGGGCAACAGGTTACGGTGAATATGCTTTATACAACAATACAGGCACTTATTCAAGTGGATTCGGGCATTGGGCTCTATATGAGAATACAGGTGCATATAGCAGTGGATTTGGTTATACAGCGTTAAATAGCAATACAGGAGCAAACAGTAGCGGATTTGGGGCTGAAGCATTATATGGCAACACAGGTAATTATTCAAGCGGATTAGGTCATGGTGCTTTAAAATATAATATTGGTACGGAATCAAGTGGTTTTGGTTATTGGGTTATGCTTATGAATACCGGAGCCTCTGCGAATGGATTTGGAAGCAACGCCTTATACTGGAATATCGGTGCAAATTCAAGCGGATTTGGAGCTTGGTCTATGTATGTTAATACAGGTGGAGATTCAAACGGTTTTGGTAATAATTCTTTAGGTGCTAACACCGGAGAAGATGGCAATGGATTTGGAAATTACACCTTGAACTATAATGAAAAGGCAAACAATACAGCCGTTGGTTCTTATGCCTGGGCTGGATTTTATGATAATACCTCTGGCAATAAAACCTTTGATTATACAGCGATAGATGCAACCTCAGATAGAATTACCGTGACTACACATGGATTTGGGAGTACAGGGGAATGGATTCATTTAAAATATACAGAAGGAACATCACCAATTACAGGATTGGTAAGCAATGCTATCTATCAAGTAAAGATAATAGATGCAAACACACTGGGTTTCTATGAAACCATAACAGGGGCAGTAAAGCATGGTGTCAATATCACTGCCGCAGGCACAGGCACAGGACACACCCTAACCCCTCAATACTCTTATACCAATACAACAGTCTTAGGGGCTAATTCAGTGCCTTCGGCTTCCAATCAGGTCGTACTTGGAGATATCAATGTAACAGAGATAAAAAGCAGTGCTACTGTATGGAAAGCGGGGACAGATACACTTGCTCTAAAATCATTGGTTAAAAAATACGCAGACGTTCAAACTCATTTTACTTTTGGTTACGGCTCGGGTAATGCGGGAGACACAATCAGTTTAAGCAGTACGGGAATCTACGGTAGTTTTTATCACGGAGGCAATAAGACTTTTCACGCTGATTCAATGGTAGTAAGTATGATTCACGGAGCGGGGCTTGACACTTTAGGAGTTCAGATCAGTTGGAGTGACACATTAAAAGCGGTAGTTCCAACTAAGATTAACACAACAACTTTAGCAGTAGGGAGAATTTCAGGGACTAATGTAAGTTTAACAGTCGGTCAGGTCGATGCCACTTTCGACAATCACGAGATACCACCAGGCAAAATGGTCTGGATGAGTTTTCCTTATGTTCCCGCAGATGCTTTAAAAAGAAAACCAACATACGTATCAGTAAGTTTAGTCGGTCATTATGAATAAATTACTAATCATATTACTTTTTTTCAGTCTTAGTTGTCAGTGCCAGACGGTAAGGAAGAACCCTTATTACTGTAAACCACCTGCAAATGTCGCCGTAGCGTCAATAAATTACGGTTATTTATATAACTGGCATACAGTAAATGATGCAAGACACATTACGGCGAGTAACGCTCATGTACCAACAGATGCGGAGTGGACAACACTTGGAACATATTTAGGTGGTAACACTACGGCAGGATTAGCATTAAAGGAAGTGGGTACTGTTCACTGGGGAAGTCCAAATACGGGAGCAACAAATTCAACCGGATTTAATGGAAGGGGTGGTGGTAGGAGAACATCGGCGGGTACATTTGAAATGTTTTTGTCTGACGTTTACTTTTGGGGGGCAGAAAGTGGAAAATATAGAAGATTGTCCTCTACGTTTAATATGCTATATGGTAGTGGGAGTGGAATAGCGACTACTCACGGTTGCGCTCTTCGTCTTATTATAGATACCCCAATAGAAATAAATGGAACTTACGCGGTTTATGTTGGGAACGATCTGACCCGATATAGATGTACCTTGATTGGATCCCAGTGGTGGCTGGCAGATAATTTAGTTGAGACAAAATTCAGAAATGGTGACGCATTAACAAAAGTAACTAACGGAACAACTTGGAGTGGATTAACTACTGAAGGATATTGCAGTTACAATAATACTGATAGTAACGTATTTGAATGAAAACACTACTTATCATACTTCTTTTTTTCTCCCTTAGCCTAAGAGCTACTACTTATTATGTAGCAACTAACGGCAGTGATTCAAATAACGGAAGCTCAGGTAGTGAGTGGTTAACATTACAACACGCAGCCGATAATATAAGCGCAGGGGATATCGTCATAGTCAGGGATGGAACTTATGTAAGTACGGCAGACATGATGGTCGTACTCTATTCAGGAGGCAACGGGGAAAGTCCGGTAATCTTTAGGTCAGAACACAAATACGGTGCTGTACTTAACGGGGATAACGTATCGGATTTTTGTTTCTCCCTGTGGTACGGAGTATCCTACTTAAAATTCCTGGATTTTGAGATCAGAAATTTCCTGTGGGCGGGATTTGACATCAATCATTCAGGATATACTAATTCTTATATTGAAATATCTGGATGTAAAATCCATGACATAGGAAGGGTAGCGGACAACGGGGATTACGGAAGGGACGGAATCTACATTACTCACGGATGTTCCTATATTAATATAGCGAGAAATTTATTTTACAATATAGGTCGCACATCCTCGGATAACTATATGAATAAGGATCACGCCATCTACACTGGGGAGATCACCGGTGGGGTTTATGCTCATCATATCTCTATTGTTTATAATGTAATATACAACTGTTCCGGTGTCGGAATCACAACCGGCTCTAACGACGACCTTATAGCAAATAATATAGTTGCATGGTCTAATTACAACGCATTCGGAGGGTCTGCCTCTCTTGCAATCGACCTATCGGTAACAGGATTAACGCTTGCGAACAATATTTTCCTTTTAGATAGTAACGATGAATCATTTGCGATTTGGACAGAGGCAAATCCCACTTATTCTGGATGGTCGATTAAAAACAATATCGTCTACGGAGCAAGGATGAATTGTTACACCAACGCAGGAACCATTGCCGCTATGGACGGGGGGAATTACGGTCAGACGGACTGTGAAAACTCGGAAGTTGACCCACTGCTGGTATCAGCTATAAGGGGCAGTACGCCGGATTTTCACCTGACAGCAAACAGTGTGGCTATTAACTCTGGGGCTGACGTTGGACTAACTTATGACTATGTGGGTCGCAGTTTAATAGGGCTCCCCGATATCGGGGCTTACGAATACGGAATAAAGGTTTATGTAAAAAATAGAAAGGTAGTAGTTAAAAACGGCAAAGCATTATACTAATCAAAAGTATTTAATATTCACTTAAGTTAAAAATTATGAAAAAAATGCTCGTATCTCTTTTTATCAGGGAAACCTTTGGAAGGTTTTTTAAGAAATCCCCAAAATTTTTTGTTATCTGGCAGATAATCCTTGGCGGGATTTTTGCTGTTGTGGAATTTCTTCCTGGAATTATCAACACGATATTGGAACAGGCGGGTATGACCCCTATTGATCTCTCGGCAGGGGTCATAGGTCATTATCTCGGACTCATATCCGCAGGTGCTGCTTTTGCCCTTCAATTTACCGTACAGGCAGTTCCTGAACTTGATCATGAAGATAAATTGTATACTAGTATTGATTCCGAAAAATTGCCATTTACGGCTTCCGTGATACAGAAAAGTATAAACAATCAAAATCAGTAATCATGAAAATTCTGAAAAATGTATGGGCCTTTGTAAAAGGTTTGTTTTCAAAAGCAAGTCAAGAAGTAAAAGATCACGTTCCAACGGCTATCAGAATAGTCGAGGAATTTAAAAAAATCAAGGACGGTCCTGTTGATGACATCGTTCTTTCTGTTGTTAAGGCGGCTATTCCCGGCACAGCCGATGATATTTTTATCGATACGTTAAGTAAGGCGGTAGACAAAGCTCTTCCGATTGTTCTTTCATCGATGTACCTTATCAAAGAGATTGCAGAGATCGAAGACAAGAACCTTCAGCTTCAGGCTATCCTTGAAATCATCAAGGTCAGTCCCGAAAACTCTCAGGCTATGTTCTTCCACAACCTCTGTTCTATGATCCTGGTTGCACTCTCTGACGGAAAACTTTCTATCGGTGAAGCATTCGGTATTTCCGAATATGCATGGAAGAATAGGTTTGAACTGAAGATTCTTCCTATGGCCGCATGACCGATTATTTTAAACGGTTCACGCCGGTAAAGAAATCTCTTCTGATCTCTGTTCCAATCAGGGAAATAAAGGGATTTACCTGTAAACTGATGAAATTTTTAGGAGTGAACAGGGGAAGGTTAAAAATTCCCCTGTAAAGTTCTTTGGCAAAAGTGAATCAATTCTGAAAATATGTATTAGTTTTACGTATTCATCAGACTGAATACAGATAGAAAACATTTTTAATTAACATTTTCTGTTAATAATTTGGAAAATCTGTTAAACTGAACCTCAAATGAATAATTTACGTCACGCAGTAGCCGATATTAAAAAGATGCTCAACTTTTCGGGTGAGATGTCAGACCGGATCAGTGATCGTGATATTGCCTGGAAAATCCTTCTTGCCCGTTCTGCCTTTCTTGAAACTGTTTATGATCAGGAAAAAGTTCCGGATGAATACTGGACACAGGCACAATCCATCGAAACGGTAATGGTGACTCCGGCGGATATCCCGCTTAATGACATCAAACTGTCAAGGGGATATCTTCCCGATTATTACAAATCACCGAAACGCAATCTTTATCCTTCGATCTCTGCAGCTTCAGGACAGCGCCATATTGATATCGTATCCTACGAGATGTTTAATATGAGTATCATCAACAATGATCCGATCCTCGACGCGGTATCACTGGCTTATCTTACCGGAAGATTTGTCTATATCTATCCGGATATTCAGTATATTCTGGTGGCAGTCATTCCTCCATTGATGCCTGTCAGTATCGATGCTTTTGGAATGGATACTGATCTCGGAATGAGCGCTCAATCACTCAGGGATGCCATTCTGCAGATACTGACAAAAGATTTTCAGCTCAATGCCGCAGCGGTATCGGATATTGTTTCTGATATGAAAGATCAATTACTGATTCTCAACAATAAGGAAAAATGAAAATGACCGACAGTGACATAGGTAGACTTCCTGACCGTACGGTAATCCTTGCCGGCGATGCGGCCAAGAGATCCGGAAGCGACTATTACACGACCATGAAGGTTTTGAATGTCTTCCACTCGTTACTGATCGGATATCTTTGCCGGAATTTTGAAGTCCGGCTTTTCTCGTTTATGAAGCTCTTCCTGGATTGCAGGATATGTGCAAAGAAGGATAAAGAGAGAGGATATATCGTTCATCCCTATTATCCTGAAAGATATTTTTTCACCAGTATATTTTTCAACAGGAATATTTATTATAAAGTTGATCTAACCGAACAATCAGCATCCCGTGTGCGTCATGCGATATTTTGCGGTATCCGGTACGGATCAGAAAAGGAACTCACTCATAAAATAGTAAGACATCATGATGTACGTACCTTTGAACTTGGCAATTGTAGCAGGATCGGAAGAGACGGGAGACGACGCAGCCGATCGTCAAGGTTATCTCATAAGAAGGTTGAGATGGCAAATTGAGAAACTGGTATCGACGAGGTTCTTATTGCCGGTTTACCGTATCCTATATGCCGATAACATGAATTCGATCATTCTTCCTGAGGATTGTATAGGACTTATCGGCGCATTCGATCCGTCAAAGATTACCCAGGGAGATATCCTGCAGAAAGAAGCGGACAGTTACTATTTCTTCAAACGCAATTTCTCGTCAGGAAACCCGTTGTTCTATGACTTTACCAATCCCTATTCACAGGAAGCGGATTTTAAATCGAAAGGACTCTTTTATACCAGAAGGGAAAACAGGGTTTTTTTCGACAGAAATGACCTGGCTTTTACCAGTGATACAAATCCAGGAATAGCCATATTGTACACACGGCTGCCTAAAGACGAGCGGGGCGATCTCGTTCCTGACTTCATGATCGAATGTCTTACTGCATTTGTGGTGATGACGGTAATGAAACGTGACATGCTTTTATCGGTCAGAGGAAAGAAACAAGCCAATATGCCACAGATACGCATGATGTCGCAGGAACTCAAGTTCGATTACAAAACCAAGGCCAAACAGGCTATGGTAAGGCAGATTAATATAATAGGAACCGGCGAGGAAGTGATCCCTGTAACACTGCATGTCTAATGGTTGTGATTTGCTATCAAATTGTATCTTTCGACTTACTGATAAACAACTAATGGAAAACAGTAAATTATTCATATTCGACAAGGGTGTCGTTTCGGATTTCGATTCCGGTGCACCTGTTGGTGATTTGATCAAGGATCTTTTGAACTGTGTTCTCGTGTCTTATGAAGAGGGAACGTTTATCGTCAAGAATACGCAAAAAAACACGGTGGCCACCCTTTCGGGAATGCCTCCCAATCCAAAGATAACAGGAGCCGTGGAGTTTGAAGGATCTGTACTTATTACACTAGTATCGGGTATCGAATCAAGGATAGGCAAATTGACTATTGCAGGACCCGTACTGACCTACATAAATATGATTACCGATCCCGATTCTTCGGTATTTCAGTTTTCAGATACCCGTAAGATCAAAAAAATTATCCCTAACCGTGAAAACGAAGAGGTGGTTGGCATATATTGGAATGATGGGATTACTCCTCCCAAAGGAATACGGTGGTTTCCCGGGATGACCATCGAACAGGTCGAGGGCGCTTCCTTTGCCTATGAGGCAGGATATGCCAACGTCAAGTTCAGATCGATCATTCCCGGGGCGCTTCCTTCGGGATCTTACTTCTATGCCTGCAGGATGCTGTCTAAATCGGGCAGTTATACGGACTGGTCGATGGTAATGGGACCCGTTGCCCTGCCGGATCGTATGAGCCTGGGAACAGGCGATCTCTATTCACTCGTAGGAAGCAAGCAGGCCGGTGATGTAACCGCGGTAGGGGTAAGTCTGACCATTGAGAACATTCCTGCCGGATTTGCAAAAATAGAGGTTGCTGCTTTCTATGCAAAACAATCAGACATTCCTGAAACCGGTTATATTTTTTACCGCAACAATATCGGAGAGATCACCACATTGACCGTTAACCATACATCCGGATACACGATTGATGCGATCACTATGGCACAGGCACTGTCTGGTTCCTATACTGTTCTCTCTGCACATGACATGGCGATTATCCGTGGTCAGATGGCGCTTGCCGGTCCTCAGCTTTCCAACGATATGCCGGTACTGGGAGCGGTGCTGAGAAACAAGATAACCGGCGTTTCGGTCAGTTACAGTACAAAAAGCGTGGAATTTGATGGTACCGGGGATTCCAATACCCTTGAAGTGGGTGGATTGACCGTTAATCCTGTATCTGTAGGGATAACGGCTTATCCGAACGGAGAAGAGGTACTTACACGCAATAAGTACAAAAGAGCCAACGGGAGTAATGTGACAGAATCGATAAGATTCTGCGGGGATTTTAAGTCCTACAAGGGAGCATCCCTTTCCACTGTTGCAAAAACCGCAATTAGGGGAGAGACTTATCGTATAGGCATGGTTCCTGTTTACAGGGGTAAACGGCAGGGTGTGCGATGGCTTAAGGATATTGTCATGCCGGAAAAGGAAATATCTGCAATTATCTCAAAGGGTACCGGAACGAAATATAACATGAACATTCTTCTGGCCAAAATAGGCGGGATAGATATAACAGAATTTGTTACTGTTGACGGCGGAGGAAGCGCCGTATCCTGTGATCTTGACGGATTTCATATTGTAGTGGCACCAAGGGAAGGATCATGGATTTCCGAAGGGTTTATCTTTCCCGGTACCTGTCACCGCTCGGGTGAAATAGGAGATTCGCTTCCCTCTTCGCTTTACGAAGATTACGGCCTGTTGTATGCTCCGTCCGCAGGATACTGGAACGGAGGGGGAGACCGTGACGAACGTCCTGTAAGGATTAATAATATGTACCTCTATTATACTCCTGACCGGATTAAAGAAACGGAAGTTATACACACTCCGGCAAAGATGCGTATCGAGAGCCAGCACGAAGGAGTAATCACAAGAGTACTGCCAACAACTGACGTAGCCAGGGCCGGATATACGGTATGGAACCAGTGCATGAGTACGTTCAAGGGTGGTGTGGATTCTTTCACTGCTTTTCACTGGTCAACCGGTCATGCGAACAAAGCATCGAGATACAGGGGAATTAGTATATTCCAGAAATATTACAAGGCATCGACAGAATCGGGAGCTGATATCCGCACTCCTGCAAATCATGATGAAATCAACGTGCGAAAAGTCTATGATGTTCCCTGTTTCAATCCGTTATCAGAACACAATGCTCAGGCAATTTACCTGACAGAGCTTGCAAATCGTAAGTTTATCAATGCTTACAGGGGATTCAGATTGGGAAGCGGATCAGGCGATAATGCCATTGCCATGGGTTACGGATGTGCAACAAAACTGATCATTACGGAAGATACGGATGTTGATTCTTTTGCCTCTTATCTTCACAACACGGTCACTGTGGCGAGTGAGCGAAGCGGCGATCTTTCCGATTATGGGGGAGAAACAGACGCGGCGCTGTCAAGAACCAGATACCGGTCATGCTGGCATTACCAGGAGATAACCCTTTCCATTCTCAATGAGATCAAGACAGCCGGAGGACGGTTTGTGTTCAATGATGTCGAGGCTTTTATCGGGGATGCATTCATTGTACCTTTTAGTGTTAACAGGATATTCAGGGGACGCATGTTTGGCGAGGATGACTGGTGGAACCAGACTCAATACCAGTGTTCCCATGCAGAAATTGTTCCGATCCAGGCAACGGTCAACAATGCCATGATAGCGCCTGACAAGTGGATCAAGGAGAGGGCGCTCAGGGTTTCTTCTCCTGATACCGATCTGACCGATGCCAATTTTTACGGGATAGGGGCATTTTACATGGGCAATTCGCCTCAGTACCTGAAAATGGAAAATCTGAAGAGTTATTCATTTCTGAAGATTATCCATACCGGGAATTTTTATTATTCTCTTTCACCCGATATCAGGTATGTTGAGAAGAATCCCTGCATGGTCATATGGACAAACAAGAAGATACCCGGAGAGGAGTATGATACCTTTATGAGTTATCCGGTTGCCAACTACATCAATCTTCCGGGAAGTTTTATCAGTATTAATGCACTCGTCGTTGACAGGGAACAATTAATCGCATTCTGTGACCGCGGGATTGCCTTTTTGCCGGTGGATGAACGTATTATCATGCCGGGTACAAAAGAGGTCGAAGTTTCATCGAGGCAGGGAATATCACGGTATGATATATTCTCGCTGATCGCTTCACTTAAAAGTGAAGATTTCTTCTCTCTTCAGAATACTCCGTTCGGATTCACATGGTTTGACAGGGATCATCTCGATTGGTTCCTTTTGGCAGGAAACGAGGCGCCGGTGAGTATACCATCGGCTACCAAGGCAAGGAAATATTTTGAGAACCAGTTTAAACTATCCAATCACCATGCCTTTGCGGGTATTTACAGCAATGTAAAGACCTGGTATGATCCGCACCTGAGAGAACTTTTTATCTCTTCCATATTTGCTGATGATACTCATGTTGCCTTTGCCTGTAACATTGAAAAGAAAATATTTGAGGGCAGACGCACATCCTATGCAAGGGATTATCATATATCAATCGACGATGTGCTTTACTTCATCGGGGAATCGGAGATAGGAATACAGGACAATGAAGTAATGTCACAGGATCCTGTCGCCATGGATATTGTCTTTAACAAGGATTCTGAAAAAGTAAAGGAATTTACCAATCTCAATCTTTTTGGGGTTACCCAGGCGCCCGATCTCTTCCAGTATCTATCAGACCTGATTCCTACACTTAGTCAGACGCCGGATGCAAAACACTCTTTTTTTGACAGCGGAAATTTCCTCATGAGGATACGTAACCGTAACGAGAGAAGCATGCGCATCGAGAGGGTAAGAGGACACTGGCTGAAGGTTACGATAAAATTTACGACAATAAATCCAAATACACAACTGGCTTTACGTAACATTCAAATAGGATACAGAAATGAGCGGTACTGATATTACAAACAGTTTGGTAAATGTGGGAGACATGGCTGCAACAGGTGCATCCATAGGAGGTCCTATAGGTGCTGCAGTGGGAGGCGCCGTGGGTATTGTCAGCGAATTTATCAAGGGCGGTCAGGCTTATGACGAGGCTAAACGGCAACTTGCACTGCAGAAACAGGCAGAGATATCAAAAGCTGCCGATCTCTATTATCAGAAGATGGCAAAGGGTGGTATTGTAAAGGGCCCGGGTGACGGCACTTCGGATTCTGTCAAGACAACACTTAACAGCGGAGATATGGTTATTCCGAAGAAATATGCCAAACTGGCAAAACAGATCAGGGATAAATATCTCGGAGGTACAGGAATTGCACAAGGTGGCGGTGATGTACCGGTGGCCGTATCCAATGGCGAAATGGTATTTACTGCAGAGGAGGCAGAAAAACTCCTTGCAATAGGCATTGATTTAAATAATTTAACAGAATAACATCATGGCAAATATTCCCGGCACCAAAAGAACAAAACTTTTCGATTTCGGTCATGCGCCAAGCGGTGTCGACCTCATGAAAAGTAAAGAAACTCTTGTAGATATCAAGAAGCCTTTACTGGCTACTTCAAGATTTAATCAGCCAAATAAAGAGAACATAAAGGATCCCAAACAACAAGACAAGACGGGTGATATTCTTGCCACAGCCCTTGGTATAGGACAGCTGGCGGGCGGTATCCTGACCGATGTAAACAATAAATCTCCGCAGCCGATCGATACCACAGCCGGTGCTTTGATGAATACCAATGCACTTGAGGTAAAGAACGCTTCCAATTCGGCGGCTTCTAAATTGATGGATGTAGTGGCTGCCCGCAGCGACCGGGATTTTGCATCCAACGCGGCAGAGGCGAGAAGAATATCCGGAGGCAACGGAACGGCAGCCCTTTTGGGAATGGTTGCAAGCGGGGAGCAGGGTAAGATGGCGGTAGGAGATGCCGCTGCCAAAGCAGCCCAAATCATGATGGAAGGGAATATATCGGCAGCCAACATGCAGGCCGAGGGATTGAAAATGAACCTTGACACCATGAAATTTAACAAGGAAGTGGAACTGCAGGATTATCTTGCCAAGAAAGAAGCATCATCATCACTGATAGGTGCAGGAATGAGGGATATTCTCGACACTTTAAGTTACAAATCATTTAAGGATGAGGAGGCGGGAGTAAAAGCCAAGAATATTCTTCCGATCAGCGCTTACGTGAAAAGGCCTGTAAAGAAATAACTTAACAATCTCAAACCATGTATCAACAGCGAGAAAGACTATACGGAGCGATTACGGGACTGGCCCAGACCATCGATTATGACCAGAAATTCCAGAGAGATCAGTATTTGACCAATCTTGATCATTCGCTCAAGGCAGAGAACCAGACCAAGATTGATAAGCTGACCGATCTTCAGAAGACGAAATTTTTTGGGATACCTTATATCGACCGCAAACTGGAACAGTTTTCCGATCAGAAGTCCGAAGAGATAGGATCGATCATAGCCGAATACGGTGATCCATTCCAGAATGCCGAAGCCATGAAAAAGATCAAGGATATAGGCGCTCAGTACATGGATAACGAATGGGTAAGAGAAGGTGAACGTGTCAAGTCAAACATTAAACAGATGGAAGAGGACTTTGCTGCCAATTTGATTGACAAGGAAGAATTTGATTCCAATTATAACAAATATCTCGCCTATGTTCAGGGAGAGGATAATGGTGAAGAAAGGGAAAAATTCTATTATGCCCGCCCGGACCGCAAGACTGAACTTGAATATGCAACTGAAGTAGCTTCCAAATATGCCAGGGCAAATAACGAGAATTATAAAACCGGAATCAACGTAATAGACTGGGATGCCGATCAGCTCAAACAGATGGCGATGGATATTACAACTGACTATAAGGCTGACAAGGCATTCAGGCTGGCTTATCAGCAATATTGCCAGAAAAACGGTATTACGAAACCTTCGGCCGACGGTTACAGTAATTTCATTCAGCAATATATCCATAATCTCAATCCCAGGGAACAGACCGGAAGAGTATATAAAGGCGATGGTAATGGTGATGGTGATGGTAATGGAAAAGCGGAAATTCCTGAGTCTACCAGTTTGGCACTGAAAGGACAATTGACAGAAAACAATCCTGAACTGATCAATTATGCCAATATCAATGAACGTCAGGAAATGATTCCCCGCAAATCAGTAACGGGAGGTCCTGATTATCTTGAAGTATCATCCCGCGGAAAAGGATTTCTCAATACAAAGGTTACTGATGGTACAGGAAAAGTAATCGGCGCTACCAGACTTAATATGAGCGGACTGGTTCCTTATCTTGAAGGTCAAGTGCAATATCCGAGAAATTCTCTTGTTAGTTCCTATACGAGGTCTATAGATGAGAGAGTGGGTAAATATGTAAAAACGGGAAGTCTCTTTGAAGGTGAGAATTCAAAGTATGTGACTTTGGATCATAAGAATCAGGAGAGTTTCTTCAGGGACCTTGGAATGGATCAGGAAGATATCAAGGAATTTCTCATCGAAGGATTGACAAAAAATCCAAAATTCACAAGTGCTTTACTGACTGATGATGTCGTTAACGGCAATACACTCGGAACTGTAAAAGACAATGACATAAAAGTTCAGGGCGGTGTATTGGCAGATCTCATAAATCCGGCAAGTGAAACAGAAACGATAGATCAGAAAGCGAAAAGGAATCGTGACCTTGAAAAATATCTTGCAAGTAAAGATCTGGCAACAATATTTAATGAAAATAAAATTGATATATCAGGAAAAGCCATCCTTGCCTATACCATTGGACAGCTCAATGCCACTAACCGTACGGAGTCGTCTTCGGGTTATAGTGATCCCTTGACTGAAATGAAATATGGTACCGATGCTAAATCTAATCGGTACATCATAGTCAACAATCATCCAATTGATGCCAATTTTTCTCAGAGTAATGCACTTGCATACAATACCAAAACAGGTACAGGTACGGAAAAATATGACAAGCAAACTGTTGATCTCTATCGTGGACTGAAAGTGGATGAGATTATTCCAATGGATAGATCGAAACATTTCAACTCTTCATTTTCAATGGGTGTAAAAGTCGATCCCCAAGGACAAAGAGAAGTGCATGCAATTGTTTCCGGGCTTAAAAATAAACCTTTGAATGCTCATGAAGCGGTAGGTTACGCAATGGAAATGTACAATGCAGGTGAAAAGGGACTGTTCAATGACATGAAAGAGCTTTACATGAATTCCCTGTTGCCCGAAAAAGATAAAAAACAAATCGTTCTTTCTCCTGAACTGACAAGGGAAATGACTAATCTGAATATGTTTGCGGATGATCCTGATGTGAAAAAATTCTTTGAACTTGTAACCAAACCTAAAAATGCCTAACCGATGGCTGATATATTTGATAAGATTAATCCAAAGAATGCCAATCCCTATATGGATGCAATATTCTCCAACCAGGGACTGGCAGTTACCAATTTTGAGAAAAAGCCAAAAGTAAAAATACCACTCAGAAGTCCTGAAGTTCCTGTGTCAGCAACTCCGATCGAAAAGAGGGAACCAATTACCATGCCTTCATCGGTTGACGATACCCAGTATGAGGATATGTCGGCTGACGAGATTTTTGCCAAGTCAACAGGACTGGATCCTGCGCAGTTTGATGATGAGAAAAAAATATTGGTAGCATCGACATTCACCGGGTTCAACAAGGATTACAAGGATATTCTGAAGAAAACTCCTAAAACAATACAGGAACAGGAACAGATATCCAGCAAACTCACTGAGTTCAATAATATCAAGATGCCATCCGTGGCATTTGACTATTATCAGAAAGTTATTGAGTCGGATCCTTACATTGCCGATCACATGAAATGGCAGATGCTTAACCGGCTGAAGAGTGATGTCAATCAGGAGAACAGTGACTTTATGATGAAAACTCCTGTTGATAAAATGGATAACGATCCCTATTTTGCTGCGCGGAAAGAGGAAATTGAAAAGGCGAAAAGCGGTATACCGTTCTATCTTGAAAAATATAAACAGCAGGGAAAGGATTATCAGAAGAAAGTCGTTGAATCTTACAGGAAAAACTTCAATGACCTGAATGGTGAATTTGAGAAGCTTTATGGAAAAGGATCGGAACTTGACAAACAGATCGGTGATTACATCGGAAACGAAACAAATCCTTATAATCTTTCAATGAATAAGGACATTGTAATTGCTGACAAGATTAAAAGAAGTCTTACGGCAATGCAATCCCTTCTGGATGACAAAGAGCAAAACGGTAATATTTTTGAACAGATCCTGCCTTTTCTCAGTAATGCATGGAACGAAGGAGTTGCCGATGCGGGTATTCCTTTTGTGAAGGGATTCATTGACTTTGAGGACCGTCAAAAAGCTTTTCAGTTAACACAAAAACATTTTGCCGGAGAAAAACTTACCGATCAGGAGAAGCTCTTCGTGCAGTCCATGGGACTGTCAAACAGCATGGCGCAGGACATTCAGACTTCCTATGGTTACAGGGCAGGAAAGATGTTCATGGATAACTGGGACTTCATGCTTCCGATTGGCGCAACAGCAAAGATCGGTGAGAAGATAGGAAAGAAAGGCCTTGAATGGGCCTTGAAACTTGCCGAGAACTGGGGAGAGAAGTCAGTGCGCAGGACACTATTAAAAGGTGTGGCGGGACTTGGATCAGGATCGATCTATGCAGCACTGACCACGCCGATATCCCCGATGCTCTTCCGTGAAATACAACAGCGCCAGGGAAAAGATGTCTTTGCATCCGATGTGACAAAGGATAATCTTGATCCTATGCTTATTCCTTCAAAAGAGTCACTGATGGAGTCAACCACTCATGCCCTCTACAATACCTGGAAGGAATATGCTTCTGAACAGACAGGTAAAGTCCTTGTAGGTGGCATGAAATGGCTTAAGGGTACAAAGGCCGGACTATGGGCAAGTGGGAAAGCTGCGAAACTGAAACTCAACAAGGTTGATGATGTTTTCAAGTCATTAGGTCATGCAATGGGATGGCACGGTACCGTACCTGAAATAGCCGAGGAATATGTGTCAATGGCCATGGATATGCCATCCGATGTTAATGCGCAGACCGGTAGGTTCGGAGGTGAAAAAGAATTTATTGATATTGCTCTTGGGATAGGACTGATCGGGCAGTTTATATCAGTTCCTTCAAGGATCTCCCAGCTTGACCGGTGGAACGGTATGCGTGTCATGCGCAATGACCTGAAGAAAGGGATGGGTGATGAGGTATGGCAACAGGTTAAGGCGGCCTTATCCGTGGATAACCTTGCTGACAGAATGAAAGCGGTTCAGAAGATTGGTCAGGAAAACTATATTGCCGATCCTGAGATGAGGCAAAAACTTTATCACTTTGCAGTTCGCAAGACCTATTTTGATGGAATGAGCGAAGGATTGACCGATATCGATAGTAAGATGGATTCTGGTGAGTTCTTTGAAAAGATCAAGAAGGATTACAAGGAAGTCATGGAAGCTCCTTATACCGAGGCACACAAGCAAATTGAATCTGAACACGGATCTGAACCAAAGGTTGAGGATGTAATCGTTTCTCTTGACAAAACAAGATCTGAACTTTTAGAAAAACGCGAGGAACTTAAAAATGCAACCGGAGAGGATAAGGTTAAAATTCAGACTGAAATTGCTGACTTATCAAGACGTGAGGAATTATTGGCTGATGTAGCTGACAGAACCAAATTAGTTAATTCCCTTCAGAGAAAACAGACATGGAACGGTAATCCGCTGACCGTGAAGAAGGAAACTATGCAGTACGGCAATACTATATCCAACCTTAAAAACCTTGAAACAGAGAAATTGAAGGCTGAAGCCGATCATGAAGCCAATCCTACAGAAGCATCACAGGCCCAGCTTGAGAAAATCGGTAAGGATATCGAGGCACAGTCAAAGATAAAAGCAGATTACGAGGCAAAATACAATACCAATCAGAATGTTGCAGATGAAGCTACGCCGATAGCCGATATCTATAAAGAAGATCAAGGACAGAAGGTAGTTCTGAAAAGCAGTAAGGACAGCAAACTTCCTGAGATACACGGAATCATTGTCAAGCGCAATCCGGAAAACAATACCGTTCTCATACAGCGCAATGACGGATCCCAGATGGTTGTCAGTGCTAAATCGGGATATGACCAGATATTCTTTGCCGAGGGCAAGGTAGACAAGCGTTCCCTGAACCAAATGAACCAAATAACTGCAAAAACAAGAAATCTTTGGACACGAGTCATTCAGAATGCAGTTAAAACAAATCCTGAGAATAATGATTCAATTGATCAGATGAAGGATACTCTTCAAGGAGAAGTGGATTCTCTTGAAAAACAGCTTAAGGATGATCTTAACAATCCTGTGCTGACTGAAAAAGAGATCATTGAAAAGTTCTGGAAAAGTGTCGGGGAGAATGGCGAAGGTGTACTGCGCCATGCCAATAAGCAGACCAAAAAGATCATTGACAGGTTTATCCAGGAACGATTATCCGGAAAGACCAAGACCGGTTTACATGGACTACTTGAGATCAATCCGAAATCAAAGCAAAAAGAGTTCGCCCAGCTATCCGATGAACAAGAAAAATTCATCGACCAGGAATGGCAACAGTTTAATCAGAAAAGAGGTAGGGTAGGAAAAATTTTTTTCGCTACGATCGACAAGGCAAAAGAGGAGTACCGTAAAATGGTTGACCGTTATGGCAAGGATCATGTGCGGATGCCTGTCAAAATAGGTAAGACGTGGATGGTTTATCTTGCCAAAGGCACTGAAATTGAATTTAAGAATAACCTAAGGCAGAAACTTATTGATAAGGAGAAGGAAAAGACAAAAATTGACAATCATGATATGGATGTCTGGCTTGCCGATCTTGAAAACACCAATCCTGATGCTTATATGTCTGAACTGGCCCTCATGGTTCAGGAAGGGAGTCTCTCTGCGGCTTTTGATCAGAGGATTGTTCCTGATGATTCCGTGCTGTCAGCAGATCCCAATAAGAAACCTCTTTTTGCTGTTGCTTCAGCCATAAGAAAAGTATCCGGACTGAATATTATATTCTATCACCGCAATTCCGATGAGCGTAAGGGAAAGATCGTAAATGGTACTATATGGGTGAACCTTGCTCATGCCTCTGCAGATACTCCGTTTCATGAGTATTCGCACCCTATTGTCGAGATGCTTTCATTGATGAATCCTGCCATGATCAATGACTTATGGAAGGATATTCAGCAGTCGGAAGACGGAAAGAAGATCATCGAACAGAAACAAAAACTTTATGGCAGTGATCTTTTGCGCAATGAGGTGATCGTGGAGATGCTTGGTTTACAGGAAACAAAACTGATCGCTGACTCAAAAGTTAAGTCAGGACTAAACCGTTTGTGGAACGGAATAAAGATCCTGATGAATAAATTGTTCGGGATTTCTGTCAGTTACGATACCAGGCTTTTTCAATTGGCCGATAAGATACAAAGAGGGAGATATAACCATTTGGTAAGTGAGTATTATCCTTCCATGAGGTCGTTCAATCAGTACAATGGTACTGAACAGATATCAAGGCGGCTGGAATTCAGGGAAACCCTTGAACCTGTTCTTTTGGAAGCCATGAAGCGTTATGCCAATGCAGAGAAAAAAAGCAAGGATCTTCTGAAAAAGGAAACTGAAAAGGTTGTTTCTGACATAAAGAAAACAGAATTCTACAAGAACCTTGACGAGAAGGAACGTGACATATGGCTGAACTATGCCCGGGAACTGGCACAGAAATATCTTAAAAGAAGAGTCCTTGATTATGATCCTGCAACTGATTCATTTATCCTTACCGGGAATACTGGTGTGGCTATGAATGCCGAACAAAAGCTTGACTCACAACGTCAGGTGCACAAGTACATCATCGAGGAAGTATCAAAAGTGTCCAAAGAGTCAAAAGAGGCCGTGGAGATTGAACTGATCGATTGGATGCATAATCCAAAGACCTCTGAGGTAAACGAAGACAACTGGATCAAAACCCTTGAAGAGACTGCAGACTCGACCAAACCTGTTCACAAGGCATTTCTGGAAGTTGTCAAACGCACCAACCTGCTCGGTAAAAACCTTTACGGATTTGGTAGATATATATCCCTTCAGAATTTCTATTCCTCTGTTCACTTGGAAAGAAGGATAGGGATGAAAGTCAGGAGTATAGCTTCTGACAGTCAGGATTTCGACGAGAACCTGGGATTCTTTGTTTCCGAAGAGACAGATAAGGCCGAATTCTATACGCAGAACTCGCTTAACATTGACAATTCGGCTCTTCTGAAGTTCAGAGCATTTATCCGTAAGACGATTGCCAATAAAAAAGATTTAAAAGATTATCATGACAGGGTAAGTGAAGCTGTCAAGGATATAAGAAATTCAGTTGAAAGAGTTTTCAATTCTGATACCCTTTATAAGGAAATGGTACTGCTTTCTGCTATGACTGGTATTCATCTTGATACTATTGAAAAATATTATCATGATCAGATTAAGAATTTCAGACAGGATTTCTATGTGATCAAGGATGGTCAACACGAAAAGTTATCCAATGAGTTAACCTACGCTGACCTTGCAAAGATGCAGGATAACCTGCAGACCGTATTCTACAAAACACGTTCGGGATATCAGCAGTTGCAGAATACTCCAATGGTTAGTAAGTTCATTTCGAACACAACAAACAGTGACTATTTCTCTGACAGGGCCATTTATTCTATTCAGAAGTTCATGGATGGCCGTTCGGGCGGCGTATCCAATATCGGGGCCATCAACCTTGCCGTTAACCGTGCTGCAGGTCTGGGATTATCCGGTGCAGGTGTTATGGGCAAACGTTTTTCGTCAATGGTTTTTGACAGCGATATTCATACTTCGTCTTTAAATCTTGTCAATCAGGTCAGGGATGATCGTCTGAAAGAATTCTACAGCACACACAAGGTTGATATGATGCGTTTTGATGGTATCTATTCAGCTATCACAGGGGAAAAGGCTGAATCGCACAAGCTTCCCGAACATGCGTTCTGGGCTGTTCTGCTCAGGGCTTTTGCCGATGCACGCAGGATCGATACTTATCGTCAGTTTACCGGTCAACCATCAGACAAATCTTCGGTATTTCTGATCACTGCAAAAAAATGGGAATATACTCCCGAGAACATTGCGCTTGCACAATCATTTTCTAAAAATTACAATAAAGATGTAAAGTTTATAAAGGATATGGTTCTCGCTCAGCATAGGGGAATATTTACCGATCAGGACTTAAAAACACTTGCCGAGGAGTTTGTTATGAACTTTATCATTAATAGTCATTATCTCAATGAGGCGCTCTATGGATCGCTGAAGGAAAACTATGGATCACTGATCAAGATGATCAAGCGTACCGGTACTTCTGTATCTCCCGGGTGGAAACTCAATGAGAATATCGAGGGCGGTGTGGGGCATACGATGAAAGTTTTCTATTCCAACGAAATATTTGGATTTGACGAATTGGGACTATCCGATGAGGCAGCCAACGGTCTTGCCATCTTGTCATCCAACATGGCAAAGAAAATGCAGATCTCAATGGGTGAATCCTATTCCAGGGAGAATGAATTCGGTGACCTGACCTCTACCAAATCGGTGATATCAGGGATCGATGTGAAGGATGATGCCAATTATCGTAAGATTATAAAGGCCAATTTCGTATCGATCGATGTGGCCGTGGCAACTGAACAAGATCCTAATGGGATATGGCATAAACTGAAAGCTTACCTTGAAAAACATGATATTGATATTCTAACATTCCCTTCGGCTGCAAAAGCTTTTGATAAGACGAAACTCAATACCTTATTCCTCAATCCCGCTGAATGGTCTGAAGAGTCCAGTTATGTTGATAAAAAAGTCAATACGATTCAGAACTTTGAGATCAATAAGAAATATATCAATGGTGTTCTTCAGCAACTTCCTGATGAATATACCTATGATGAACTCAAGGAAGTTGTAAGTAACAGTTTTGAAGAGAACCGTGATGCCCTGATGATGGCTTTCTCTAATCTTAAGGACGGACAAAAGCTATGGCATCCGGGAATAACGGATAATTTTAATGTGGCAAGAGCCTTATCGGAACTGTTTACCGAACGTTTGTGGCAAAAGGAATTGATCGATAATGATCAGGTCAAGCCGATAATCGAGAATATTCCTACTTCAATGCTCTATGTTCAGCAAGATCTTCGTCATGAAGTAGAGACAGAATATGCCGATGCTCCGACACAGCTATGGCCCAACGTGATGACCTTCAAGGATATTTTCCCTGCCATCTCTTCTACTATCAGTGATACGGTAAATGATAACTATGACTACCTGCAGGCGATCTACAATGGCTTTGCAACATCTGAAGATCGTATGGGATTCTTAAGGGATTCACTCAATCCTGTCAAAGATGCCGAGTTGATCGATCTGATTGACTCCGGACTGGACGAGAATGATCCGTTCATCTCCGCTTCCATGATGCGGTCGATAACCTATGCCATCAACCGCAGACTGCTTGAGATACCAATCAAGCGCCAGACGACTCAGGAATTTCCCGATGCTATGGGTGTACTTACTCCCATGCACAAGACCGAGGATGGTAAACATACAAGACTGGCTGAGATTGCCATTAATATACCGGGGATCAGATATGCACAGACTTTTGATACCCAGGAAGAGGCAATGGCGTTTCTATCTGAAAATTTCATGAAGCTTCAGGATCTTTGCGAATTTGATTATGAACCCGAAGTTTTAGAAGAAAATAAAGTAGAAAATGGTATAGATTATGTATTCAGACAGAATCCTGAATTGGCAAAGATTGGTACTCAGGAAGAATACTCTGCATATTTGAGTACTATATTTCCTAATAGTAATGTAAAAAATATTGTTTATCATGGCGGTAAAGTTGGTATTGATAAATTTGATAAATCCAAATTACTTACAGGTGAAGGTGCAAACTCTTATGGAAAAGGATTTTATTTTACAAATAATAAAACTACAGCACGCATTGCTTATGAACAATTAACATCAAGACAAGATCCAGAAATGGCTTCTTGGTTGGGACAGGAAAATTTAGATAAAGATAGAAGAGTCTATGCGGTTTTATTAAATATAAAAAATCCATTTATTTGGGATATAACAGTTGAAGAAGCCAAAGAATTAGGTTATATAGATAATATCACTAATTATAAGGAATCTTCAACTAAAAAGGATATTTTAAATGGCGAGTTTGGCAATCATGATTCAGTTTTACATATAACAGGTGAAGGAAGTTTACATGAGCAAGGTGAAAGTCATTGGGTGATTCCAGATCCCAGTCAAATCCATATATTAGGATCAAAGTCAGATATTGAAGGATTTGAAAAATATCAAAAAGTAAATAATAAAAAAACTGATACCAAAAAACTTGAGGGATATTCCAACCATTCGGGAGGCGCTTCGGGTAGTGATACCGCATGGGATCTCACAGGTCGTCAGTTTGGTGTTACCGATAGTCATCATTACCGTGAACCTTTAGAAGTCAGACGTGCCAAACTCAAGGAACGTTTGAAACAAAAAGGCAAGACGGGAGCCGAGAAATGGATCGAGAAAACCATCCGTGAGGTTGACTCTAGGGAACTCAAAGCAGCCGGTGTATCAGCAGAGCCGATATCCGAAGAACTCTATGCAGAGGGAAAGAAAAAAGTTGCTGTTGCAGCAAAACAAATGGGCCGCAAACTGTCCGATGATAATGCAGAATACCAAATACGCAACTGGGCACAGGTAAAAAATGCCGATGCCATATTTGCCGTGGGAACCATTACCGATCCGTGGAAATACGGAGAGAAGGGATTCAAAAATAATACCTATCAACAACAGGTTGACGGCGGTACTGGTTATGCCGTACAGATGGCTATTAACGAGGGAAAACCCGTTCATGTGTACGATCAGTTCCGCAAGGGATGGTTTACGTGGAACGGAACCCAATTTGAGAAGGAAGATACTCCTATACTGACTCATAACTTTGCAGGGATAGGAACCCGAGAGATCAATGAGGACGGCATGCTCGCTATCCGCAATGTCTATGAAAAATCCGCAGGAATTGAGGAAACCAAGTCACCTGAAGTACAGACTCAGCGTAACCGCAGGGTATTTCCTGATGTGAACAGGGCAAGGCTGAAACCTCAGTTCTGGCAAATCTATGAGGACAGACAGGGTAGATGGGTAGTTCCGGGAGAACCGGTCATGTCCACGCGTATTCCTTCTGGTAATCTCAATGCCCATACCATTGCAAGGGCCAAATTCAGGATCGAGACGGGCAACTTTACCATGCTCGACAGGGAATCGCACGCACGGTCAGGATCTGACTTTGACGGTGACCAACGTTTCAACTGGGTAAGGGATGATGCCGACAGCAAACATGCCCGCCGGATGAATGCCGTATTCCGTGCATTGATGGATCAGTACGAGAACCCTGCCAACTTTAACAAGATTACTGCTCCGATCAATGTCCATGCTTTTGACGGGATCCTTGAAGAGATTGAACACCTTGAAAAGTCAAGAATCAATAATTTTGACAAGGATGATGCCGATGATATCCTTGCCCTGAACGATGCCAGGAAGAATAACCTGACCGGTGTAACCATGAAAGGGGTTGTCACCAATCTCAACGCTGCATTCAGCCTTCTTTCGTCACACAATGTTCCCGGGATTGCTAAAGATGACCTGGGAATTATCAAGCATTATATCGATTGTCTCTTAAACCTATCTTTTGATAACGCAGCCGATCCAAAGATTGAGAAACTGGGATTCAACGAGGCAACGGCCAATATGTTTGTTTATGACCTGATCACGGATCCTTCGCTTGTAGGATTTACACCTTCAGGCAACCAAGAAAAGGATATTGAAGAGATGAAGGCAAAAACACTTGACGTCATCCGCAGGATAGCCCAGAAATATTCCCCGATCAATCCCTCGCACGATACTCTTGTAGCTTACTATGTCAGGGAACTGCGCAAGAGTGCTTCTCCAATGTCAAGAGATACCAGGGGAATGATCCTCAAGCGGATAAGACAGAGTAATGATTTCTCAAAGGAACAAAAGGCGAAGTTTCGTAAGTCGTTTAACGGAGGACAAGAACTGTTTAATACCAAAAGGATTCATGGTATATCTGATGGTATTCCTGATAATGCCTATGAATTTGCGATGCTTTTCAGGCAGTATGATAATTTTGAAGGACCCAACAATCTGAACGGAAAGAAAAAGGCGATCGATACATCCAATCTTCATCCGGTACTTGGATTTTCAGAGGCTATGGCTCCTACCAAAATGGCAATGGCACTTGCCAACAATGTATTTCATGATGTGGCCAATTCTGATCTTCTTATTGAGCTGGCTCAGAAAGTTGAGGATTATATATCACAAACACAATATGAACAATCCCTGTTTGAGGATGGCATCGATGATGAAGATATCACCGGCGAATGGGGAGAAAAGGAACAACAGGAGATCAAGATAGACCGTTCAGGTATCGTACCGCTTCTGAATTTTGTCATTGCAAGTGAAGCAATAGCAGACCGTTCAGAGAAGTTTGCCGATATTCAGAAACGGGCAGCCAAATATGTAGAGGCTTACCATGGAATTACCCAAATCGATCCTTCGGTACTGGTATCTGATAAGAAAAAACCACTTAACGAACAAGAATACCCATTCTTGCATAAACTTGGCGAGGCTGTTCAAAGAGGATGGCAGAATAAATTCCTTGACATGCTTTATGCCGATAAGGACAAAAGTGGTAATATAAAAAAGGTATCACTTACCGAAGTGGGCCGTTTTACAGAGATGTCCGTTGAGGATAAACAAGCAATCCGCGAGGATTTTGCAAAACTTCCCGCATCATGGCGCATGATCTTTGTCCAGTATCAGCTCCTGCAGTACGGAACATCGTCATCGATGGCTGCGGGTGGTTACTTTGACCTGTTTGATATGGATACAAGACTGAAACTGCAGCAATCCTTTGCCGATGCCAAAGAGAGGATTCGTACCCGTACGCAGATGGGTACCCCGCTTAACATTGCAGTTGATAATTTTATCCGTAACGGCAAATTTGTCCGTCATAATATTACCGATTCAACCGGCAAGGTTATTCTTCAGGGACATATTCAGTTTGATGATATGCAAAGTCCGAAAGTGTCGGATGAACAACTGGATGAACTCAAAAATATTTATGAGCTTCGCGAGAAAAACCAGGAAGAGGCTGATGCCAAATATTCAACATTCAGGAAACTTTCTGGAATATCAAGCGAGAAAATGGTTGATTTTATTCGTAATATAAAGGATAAATTCAAAGACAATTCAACGAAAGAGGCTATTGGTAAGGAAATCGAACAGCGGAAAAAAATCAGGTCTGTTAAATATTTTGCTTCGGCGGCAGATGGGATAACAGAAGTCCTCGCAAATGGGGATACCGAGGTGTTCAACAAAATGCTTGACCATTTCAAAAAAATGTTTCCGGGAGTCAGTATCTTTAATTCGGCAGAGGATTTTGTAAGGTTTGTAGAGAAGTCCTCATCCTTTGGCGCTGATTTTGACTTTTCTGCCATGGGAGCCGCTTTTTCTAATGGTGTATATCTTTCCAGTGATGCTCGACAGGAAGTGGTATTCCATGAGTTTGCTCATATCTACTGGGGCGCATTGCCGGACAGTCACCCTGCCAAGATGAAACTGATGAAACATTTCGGATGGCACTCAGGGATGTCACAGCAGCAGATTGATGATGTTGAGGAAATGGCAGTCAAATATGTAGGGCAGGCAGGAAGCCAGTCATTCACCGACGAGCAGGAGATAAATAAACCGGGATTCAAGGCAGCGCTGAAAGAATTCTGGCTTGCTGTCAAGGCCTTGTTCTCGAAGATGGCAAAGACCGAACTGGCTGATTACAGACTTAAAACGGCAATAGAACATTTTGCATGGGAAGTATGGAATAACCATGCGGGAATCAGTGAAGATGCCATGGCAAAGATCGCTGTCAGGCACATGAAGATCAACAGGGGAGCATGGGCCGATATTCCTTCCGAATCATTCCCGCTTGATACGGATGCAGCAGGAAAGACCGTGTTTAGCGCTTCGAGGATCATTGAAAAGTTCTCTGAAGATGCTGCCGATTTTGAAAAGGCCATGCGCAGTCAGTTTGAACAGTACCGTGATCTTCGCAAGAAGGGAGAGAAACTGAAGAATGCGGAGGTTCAGATCACTCCCGAGATTGAAGCCACACTCGACAATTTCAGTGATTTCCTCACGCTGATGAAACGTGAAGCCAATGAAACACGCAAGAACGGAACGGCTGTATCTGCTGTTTTTAATATGCTCAACAAAGGCGATCTATATTGGGATGATGCAACAGGAAAAGTTTATCTCGACGAGCAACACTCAAAAGAGGTTTCCGGATCTCCGTTGTTTGATTTTAATGGATTGTTATTTCCATTAGGGGAAGTATTCTCCGGAGATGGATGGAAAAAGGTTATCAAGGCAATCAATGACCAGTTAAATATATGGAAGAGTGATCCAAAGGTTAAAAGGGTATACACCGAACATGAGCTTTACAATGCTGAGTTTGGCATATACGGCCGGCCGGATGTTATGATTGAGTATGTCAATGGTGAACATGTAATCATTGATGTAAAGAGTTCAACCGCTGATGTGTTTGATGAAAATGATAAAATGACTAATGACTATACCAAATCAAGAGGATCGTTCAAGGCAGGAAGTCCGTTTGCACATTACGGGGGCGCTTCCAAGATGAGGAAGCACAAGTTGCAGTTATCAATCTATTCATGGCTTCTGGGAACCACGAGGAGAGATGATGGCACGATCCGTAAGATGAGGATCAAGGGAGGCATGCAAATCCTTCCGGTCAAGATCAACACGGATAAGGGCGGTTCGCCTGTCGATATCACTATATCACCCAGGACTGTCACTCATGATTTTAATCCCGAAGACCGCAGATCAACCTATGAAGCTGCCAAAAGGATCCGTGAACTGACACGCCAGAAGAAAAATGCAGCTCTTCCGGTCACTCAGGACCTGTCCAGAAAGACCGATCGTAAACTAAGGGTAGCCAGGACTGCAGCTGCCAGAGCAATAGATTTTGTCAGGGAACGATTCAATGTTACTGATCCTTCCCTTGTAACCACTTCACAGATCGGTTCAGCCATCAATATCGGTTATCACCACATGGTCAGTGACGTGATAAATGACAATGATCTTGACTGGACCTATGACGATATCTATTCCGATGACAAGATTACAGGACTGGATATGTTGTCACTGCATATGATTCGAAATATGTACTGGATCGATGAAAAGACAAAGGAAAAGTATCGGATTACAAAGGAAAGAGTAGAAGCTTATCGTCAGGATCTCATTAAAAAGCGTCAGTCTTTGATGATTCAGGAACAGTTGCAAATGATACCCGAAGAACGTCAGAAGAAGTGGGGAAAGAAAACGACTGAAGCCCTTCATGATGATGTAATCCGCAGACTGACTGAAGAATCTCCAGGGTATAAGTTGATCGGAACGAATAACTATTTCTACAATACGATCATTCACAGCTTCTATACCGGTAATATGCTTACCAGTTATGATGAAGTTGAGAAAAATATATCCAAGAAAAATGAAACCAGCAAAATTGAAGAAATTTACAAATCTTTCTCATTTCTCGATCATAACAAGGTTTACTCGACTTACAGGAAGAACTATGAACATGCACGCTCTCTCTGGGAGGAACTGGGAACGATAAAGGATTTTGAGGCAAAAATCACTAATGAAACACTATCGGAGGACCTTACGGGTAAGTCTGCTATTGAATCACAAATGGATTACCTTATTGACCTCTTCCAACGTATTGATCAGCTTGACGGAGTGAATAAATCGGGATTGTATGATACAGTTCTTTCACAATTGATGATCAAACGCCTTCAGCTGGGTATCATTGATGAGCAGGCTAACAATAAAGATGTGAGGGCATGGACAGATCTTCTGCACAGGATTATTTCAAATCCTGAAAACGGATGGCTCAAGGATATCAATTTTGAACTTTTTACCGGACACCGTTTCAAAACAGGATGGTTAAGACTTCAGGAATATCACAAAAATACCGTAAGATCAAGATCATTCGATGCCAATGAGAACCCTGCTATTATGCTGATGAATGAACTTTCGTTTACCATTCACCGCAAGATTATAGCCGAAAGCCGGATGACAAGGGATAAACTGGATAAACTGAATGAACTTCTTACTGACGAGGATCGTAATGTGATGATCCGTGAGTATGGCGCCAAGAAAGAAGAAGGTTACGAAGAGCAGATAAATCCATATGAAGTTGTTGGTACATGGTTCGGACGCAGAATACTGATCACCCTTTCAGAAGCCGCTGATCTTTTAAAAGACGGAAAACTTTCCCAGGCAGGATTTGACTACATCGAATTTTTAAGGGAGAGTATGATGAAATATGACTTCAAGTATCGCAGTTCGGTCTATGAATATGCCAATGAAGGAGTGGCTTTTGCACCTGATATTTTTCCGATGGCTACATGGAACTATACAGCATTTTCAGGGGAATTTGCCGATGAACTCAGGAAAATGTACGACCTGTCAAAGATACAGGTTTCAACACCCTATACGAAATTCGGGAAGCTGGCAAGGAAACTTCATAACATCTTTAAGCCGCAATCCATTGATGGTATGGTATTTGAAACTGATAATCCTGAATACCTGCAGTTCAATCATATGTCATTTGAGGAGATCCGGTATAATCTGTTTCGCAGAGAATATATCCGTGTCAAACAAACAACTATAGCCCAACGGTCAGGAATCAGGTTTAACGCTTTGTTCAAGCCGCGAAAGAGAGGATATCTGATCTATGCCTCTCCGGGGATGGGCAAGTCGTATTTATATAAACAACTCGGAGGTTTTGCTAATCCTTTTTTCATTGATGGGGACGCTCTTATGGAAGAAGCCATGGAAAGATTCATTCAGCAAAATGAATCATGGCTTGATGTAAATCAAAAAAACTGGCATAAGCTGGGAGAATCAACCAATTTAAAAGCTTACAGGTTTTCCAATGCAGTACGTAATTACAATCTTTCACTGGGTACCAGGATACAGACCGTCTATGATATTTATCAGCAGATGATAGATGATATTCTGAAATCCGGGAAAAATGTCTTTTCCGGGACACTACTGAAAGATGAAACGCTGTATAAGCCTAATTACGATAAGGCAATTCTTCTGGAATCGTTACAGGATATGCAAAACAGGGTATCTTCGGGATTGCGTGACAGAAAGATGTCCGCTGCTAACGCACAAGAACGCTTCGATCTTGAAAGAAGCCGTTTCAATATTCCAAGACTTGCAGGACAGAGCGAAACAAAAAGTTATTCATCGATACGTCAGCATACCATGCTCGCGAGGGCAAAACAGAACCTTGAAAATATGGCTTTCGAGAAGTCTGATCTCCCGCTTCCTCAGCAAAATGATAGGGTGGATTATTATACCGAAGAAGAGTCAATGAAGCGCATCCAGGATTCGATTGAAAAAATTACCTATATCATGAAAGTTGTCAAGGATGCCAAGAGTGTATACAAACCCAATTCAAGGAGATACCGGCCGGCAAACAAATACAATCCTTATCAGCTCATGCATAGCAAGAAGACACATGAGGGATTCATTAATTATATTAATTCTGTCATTGCCAATCATTATACTGCACAAATTCATCCTTATGCAGAATACATAGAGAACATGTATGCTAACCGGCAAAAAGAAGTGGAGATGGCAAAGGAATATGTCACCGAATATATTGATACTAAAATATTTCATCAGAACAATATCGACGACATGGAATTCTCTGCAGCAAAAGGATTCTTTGTCACGTGGACAGCCGTTGTTTCTCTAGGGCAGAACCTGATATCGGGTGTTGGTAACCTCGCTGCAGGTATCGGATCGGATATAGTTAATAAAAAAGACCGTTTGTTTGTCAAGGGAATTGCAAGATATCTGGGAAATATGGGCAAGATCAACAAAATGATGAAAAACGAAAACATCGGCACCATCCTTGATGATGTTTACTATACCAAGGGACAGGAAATATTTGGTGCCTATATTAAGTTTATGTTCATGCCTACTGAGATCATCGAACATATCAATCAGGGTATAGCATTTACCAATGCACTGACTGATGAAGAGTTTAATATGTATGACAAAAATGGTAATCCCATATCCTTTGACAGAACCTTGTCTGATGAGAGGATTAACCATCTTGAATCGGTAACAACAGCTCTTCACGGCGATTACGGTTTTAACAGGAGTCTGTATGCGAACAATCTTTTCTTTTCCCTGATAGGTCAGTTCTTCTTCGGATGGTATACTGCAGCTTCCGAACAATATCTCGGAAGGGGACGGGTGAACTATTACGGCGAATTCAGGAAAGGAATGCTCCAATCCCTCTCTGATGCTGTAAGGGTAACGGCATTCTGGGCGATCAATCAGATTTCAAAGAAAAAACGCATTGAAATAGTTGAAAAAGCATATAAAAATGCCGATATCATACGCTTTGACAATAGGGAACTGGCAGAAAAGCACGCTGAAAACCTTGTTGTCAACGGAAAAGCGATCAATCCGAGGATCGTACAACTTGAAGGTGTAAACGGATATGCAGTAATCGCGGATGAAAATATGATTTCGTTCTGGAATTACATGGCCGCGGAAAGCCTGTTTGCGGAAAAGGAACGTGACTTCACCATCGATAAGAACGGTAATAAAAAACATTACCTGTTATCGGAAGCCGATATTGCAAACAGAAACAAGGCGCTCAGGATTCTTGCGCTGGCTTCTATCGGAGGCCTGATCAATGTAGCTCTTCAGGTGATGATGTATGCTGTTCAGCACGGATTGTTAAGGGGAGGTGATGATCCCGATAAGGACATGTATAAAAAACTGGGAGAGAACTGGCTTTCGGTGGCCCTTGAAAATGCCAAATGGAACGTGTTGTTTTTTAAAAACAAAGGCAATACAGGTGGCGAAATTCCTTATGAACTACTTACTCCATGGGAAAGAAGTTTTTTGTATGTCACAGGAGGATTCCAGAAAGTGGTAAATGCAGTTACCGCTGATCTTTTGCTCCCAGCTGCAGGAACAGTACCGATGCTGATCAATATGGATGCTTTCAAGGGTACCAATTATTCAAATTCAGCCATGTCGTTCCGTACTCCCCCTACGGTAATGATGGGTGTCAATATGGGTAAATTCTTATATGATTTCTTTACTAATGCCAAATACGAGGAAACACAGCCTCAGTATGCAAGGGTGGAAGGACAATCCAAATGGATAGGCGACCTGGCAAAGATCAATCCAATCGGAGGATCTTATTTTTCAAAATCTTTTATTGATCTTTATAATGTTTACGGGGATCAGTACCGCAGGGGCGTGGTTCTCGGAAAAGTGGTCAGGGAAGTGGAAAATGCCTTTGCCATCCAATTCAAAGACAGGGAACCAACGGATGCAGATATCGAGTTAATGAAGAGTACCATTGAAAAAATGTATAATATTCAGATCGGACTACTCGAAAATAAACAGTATCAGCAGGGAACGTATATGGAATCTCAGGTCAATGCTGTTGAGAACATGTGGAAGGGAAAAGGTCTCGAAAGAGTACATGACAGAATGAAAAAGGAGAGTGATTTTATAGATAAACTCCTTAAAAAATAACCTAAAAATGAAAAGACCATGATTTTAGACGAATACATCAAAGAAAACCGTACCAAAACCATCATTGCAACAATCAGGGTTGCTTCCTATATCGGGGTAAAGACCGATTGGTTGTCATTTTTGATCTGGTTTGAATCAAGATGGAACCACAGGATTGTTAATTTTCAACCAGGTGATGATCCCGATCCTGCAGTCCGTTGTCTTAAAAGAGCCACCGGATTAATCCAGTTTATGCCGTTTTCTTCAATTTCTTTGGGTACAAATAACCAAAAATTGCGGGAAATGACAAATTATGAGCAAATGGAGTATGTTCGGATGTATTTAAGTCCTTTCAAGGGAAAATGTAAAAATTGGCTTGATCTCTACTGTTCGATCTTTTGGCCAGCCGCTGTGGGAAAACCTGAAAATTATCGCATCACCCCGGATATAGTTGCCAAACAGAATCCTATATTTGACATCAACAAAGATCTGGATATTGAGAAGAGTGAAATAAGGACTGTGCTATTCAAGAGGATCCCGGATGAATATAAGGAATTATTTATATGAATCATGAAAAAATATTACATAAAGGATGGTTTATTGACTGTTGGTGATATTGATGCTATACCCATTATTCCACTAATCAGGAAAGTTAATCAAAACGGAATATATGAAGTTTATTTTCTTAATGATCCTGAAAATATTATTGTTCAGGGTAAATTTAATGACTTTTGTGATGAAAATGGGATTGCTTATCAAGATATAGAATCCTTTGAATCATCAGTTCGAGGAATTGGTGTTAGTAGAAAAAAAATTAATGTTTCCGAAGGGGGTGGCGGTGAAGCCCCCCTTAATGCGATCACAAATAAAGATGGGAGTAAATATATTACAAATAAAGACGGTTCAGAATATTTAATAACTAAATAACAATATCATGGCAATAGGAGAAGCGATTATCAGAGACATAACAAAATCAGAATTAGATACCCTGATTTCAGGAGCAGGTTTGGAAGAAGGGCTTCAATATAATATTACCGATAGAGGAATAAGGCTTACAGCAATCAGTACAACGAAATTCAACCCCGATGGGTTAAGAACGATGCTTTGTCCTGCTGATTACGCAATTCACGAAGACACTTATGGAAATAACTGGATCGGTGTTTGGAACGCCAATAGGACACCCTCGGAAGACGATCTGACTATTTGGGGTGGGTTGGTTTGGAAAAACCTTACGGGATCAGTGGGAACAAAAGTTGATGATTTCTCTCTTGATGCTGATAATTGGGTTGTCATACCTAAAGAATCGTTTACCAATCACGAATACGTTTCAATGATTTTCAATGTAAATTATGATATTGTAGATGATTGGGTGGTAAAACAATGGGATACTAAAGGCAATGAGTTTGGTATGGATAAAACCTCTTTTAAATGGTGGTGGTCAGATACTCCTAATTTAATTGATGCTTGTGATTGGAATTATTCATCATCTGGGAATGTGTTTTTTGGAAACAAATGCCAATTTGTTTTTAATAATAGTTGCACTGGAAATATTATTATGAATATCAATTATGGTTTTATATATGAAAATTCAAATATTGATATTATAGAGAATAGAAACAGGGGTGATATTTGGAATAATTCCAATACAAAAATATTGAACAATAGAAATAATGGATCAATAAGTAATAATTCATGTTTGCAAATTAACAATAATTGTAATAATGGAGTTATTGACAACAATAATTTCAATGGTAATATTTCAAATAATAATAATAATGGTAGTATTAATAATAATATAGGTGGAACATACGATATTTCAAGTAATATAAATAACGGTAATATCACGGGTACTTGGAGTAGTGGTGTAAATGATGCCCCTGTAATGAAAACAGGAACTTAGTAGATGCAACAGCATAACGTTCTTTGAAATTATTTATATCTGAGGAATAAATAATTTTTGAAGCGATAATTAATTTTTGATAAAGAGAAAACTTAAAAGTAATTACTAATAATTAAAAAAAAGACAATGGCACTTAAAAAATTTTTCCTATCAAACGGTGTCTTCTCGGTTGGCGATTTCGATGCCATACCCTCGGGGATGTACTACCGTAAAATCGATGCAAACGATTTTATCAGGGTCTATAAAGTCGGAATGCCTGAGAACGACCTGAACCTGCTTATACAGGGACATTACTCTGATTTTTGTGATGTCAATGGTGATGCTTATGCTTCACTGGCTGCATTTAAAACGGGGAGCGACGGTTTTTTCGTTAGTGCCTCCCGTAGCGGAGGCATTCAACCAGGAACTCCTGTAAACGCCGTTGCTGCCAAGGTTGTAGCAACTGTTAATTCACGTCCGGACGATTACGTCAAACTAAAAAGGGCATCCAGCTCGATTACCGTTGTCACTCAGCCGAACGTCAATGTTCAGGCAGACGGAACAATAACAGTAGCCGGAACTCCGCAGGTTGATGAACATCTTGCTGTGTTCGATGTCGAATTCCATTTCAAGGCCCTGCGCTCCGGTGCAGGCGAAATAACCATCGATGCAGACAACGATGTACAGGCTGCCAATATTGCAGCAGCGATTCTTGCAGATGTCGAGGAGGTTATTCCTGAAGTTGTTGAGAATGTGGTGACGGTAACGGCTATCGAAGAGGCTCCTTACGTGGGAGCGGGAGGAAATGTAATCGTTCTTACCACCAATGCAACCGGTATCGCCGTATCGGGTGCAGGAACCCTTACAAATGGAGTAACCGCAGATACCATTACATTAAACGGAGTTACCTATACTTTTATTCCTGAAGGTGAAGTACCTGGCATAAACGAAATAGCCCTTGGCGCAGATCAGGAAGGGACGGCGGCCAATATCGCAGCTACCGGTCCGCAGGCGCTTTATACGCTCGTTGCCGATGGCGCCGATGTTGACATTAGTGCGGTTGTGAACGGTGCTGCAGGAAACAATCAGGCTTATAATGTTGACGGTGCAAGGATTACCGACGGTGCGGGAGGAGTTAAAACAACTCTTGGTGGAACCGATGAAGTAAAGAGTTACCTGACCATTAACGGTATCGATTATGTCTTTGCCGATTCAGCACTGGAAGATCCTGAAACGGATTACCCGTTGTGCAAGAAAATAGCCACTGCTGCTGCAGCTACGATGACACAGATAGCGGCTGCTTTGGTTGCGAAGTTGAAACTTGACATTTCAGCTTTCTCTTCTACCAGTGTTTCAAACCTCAACGAAGTCGCTACCATTGGGTACAAGACAAAAGGTGTAATCGGGAACGCGGTAGGTTATGTCAATAATCTTGTTGTTCCGGGTGACATTACGGATGATTCAGTGGATGACCTGTTTACCGGTGGTGTCGACGGTACCGTTGCGGGTCCTGGTACAATGCTTGCTGACAGTAATTTTAAATACTATACCATTGAAGGCAACGGCATATCGGATGCCAATTGGTTGAAGGAGAATGTAGGAGTTACATTTTAATGTCATTCTATTTTTGATGTTGTAAAGGGAGTAAAAAAGGGAATTTATGGACATAACAACACAAAAAGCAGAAGATATGAACCTAACCACTATTATTGAATGGTTTCATAAAATCTATGAAAGTTTTTCGGCGTTTGTTTTTTCACTGATCATGACTGCACTGGGATATTTTCTTCCGATAAGGAATATTGTTCATTTCATCTTATTCCTGTTCTTTTTGGATGTAGTATTCGGTTACTGGGCAGCCCATAAAATAAAAGGCGAACGTTTTAAGGTAAAGATTATATGGAACCATACTGCACCGAGAATTGTCTTTGCGCTGAGCGTTATTATAGGAACTTATATTTGGGATTGTCTTTTCGAGGACTATATTTCAACTTATAAGATCGCAGGGTGGTTTTTCTCGGGATTATTATTAATTTCGATCCTTGAAAACGGTTATTATATTACGAACTGGAAGGCGTTTGCGGGAATAGCAAACATAGTGCGCAAAAAGATCGAAGATGAAACAGGACAGGATGTCGGTTATAAAAAAAAGCGAAAGTCCAAGTTTAGCGATGATTAATTGATTGAACCTTGCAAAAAGAAAAGCCCGGATTATCCCGGGCTTTTTGATTAAAGTATCCTTACGCACATCGGCTTAAGTTTCAGTATCCTTGAAATAGCCATCTTTTCCCACCAGGGACGATTGATCTGTGAATTAAAGATGATTCCCCTGACTTCCATGTTGTGAAACAATTCGAAATCCTCGAGTGAATTGGGATCTCTCATCTTGGGAGAACGCGAGGCCATTTCGTCATGCTCCATCCGGATAATTTCGTCACCTGGCCTTGGTATTATCCTCAGAACGGTAAATCTTGTAATCTTCAGGACCGGATAACTGAGCGCTTTTTGGAACTGGTATCCTGTCTTGATCAAAATTCTTCTTTTGACCTTGACTTCGGTAGGAACCCTGCTTTGCCTCTCATAGGCGATATTCAGCTTCGGGGGAACGATGATGCCTCCCTTGGTGGTCTTCTCTTCCAGATCGAGGGTGTAAACAAAGGCCGACCCCGGATCCGGTTCCATGATGGTGTCGGGAATGTTGAATGATTTCTTTGGTGAATCTTTCATAAATTAATTTTAAAAGGATTAAACATTAACGGTTCTGTAATCAATTACTTTGACACAATTGAAATTCATAAGATTGCGTATTTTTTTCTTCATCATATCCGCAGAATCAATCGGTACACAAATCCGTTTTGTGATCATCAGATTCTGCACATGATTGAACAGCGCTTCTTCGGTTATCAGACCTGACAGATTCATTGGAATATCCTCGAATAATCCGTGATCATACAGAAAAGCATCGGCTTTTATGAAATGATCATTACCCGTGAATTTTCCCGGAGCATACGCTTCGGATGCAGGATGCCCGGCTTCAAGAACAAGATGTTTCGGATTAACGATCAACGGTTTTACATCCCTTGCCTTGGCTCCCCAGAGCATGAATACCTTTGGGTTATCGTCTGCATCAAGAGCTGCGATGACTGAATTGGTGAAAACCTGCCATCCGAAAGATTTATGGCTTTCGGCTTTTCCGGATTCAACGGTCAGTATCCTGTTCATAAGCAGTATTCCCTGCCTGGTCCATGGCATAAGGTTGGCGCTTGCAAATGATGCACCAAATGAATCCGGACCCATGTAGGGATAAAGCTGCCGGCGGATCTCCTCGAAGATCACTTTCAGCGAGTAGGGCACGGGAAGCGTATCGCTCGAAAAAGCAAAGCCATTGGCCTGTCCGGGGGTGGGGTAAGGATCTTGTCCTACAATAACGATTTTTACTTTTTCGATGGGAAGAAGATCGTCATCAAAAGCGGCAAACAGTTTGTCGGGTGCGGGAAATACCATTCCCGTTTTTCTTGCTTCGGACACTTTTTCCCTGATAGAGTAACCTTCCAGTGAATTGAGAAATTTATCTTTCAGTTCTTTAAAAGTCATAGGATATAAGTCTTGGCAAAAATCTTTGCCTTTTCTTCAATCATGGGATCGTGACTGTCCCTGATATAAATATCAATGGTCAGTCCGAGCCTCATCATAACGTATACCAGTACTCCCTGAGTGATCGCTCCTTCTCTTTTTCCTTTGTCGTCGGAAAAAAAACGTGACATGGATGATGGATTAAGTCCCTTTACACCCAATTCAGATGCTTCATCGCAGAGCTGTTTGGTTGTGATCTTATCCTTCTCCATTTTTCTTTGGATTTTCTCTCTCAAATGAGGAGCCTGGAATAACAGGTCAAATTTTTTCATGACATTCTGAATTTTTTGGTTGCATAATATTCATCCCTGTCCAAAAGTTTTATTCCCAGATCTTCGGCTGCAAAATGTTTTACCTTGTCGCAGTGAAGCTTGTACTGTCGCTGATTAAACTTAGCCAGATGCGGCACATAGGTATCTTCCTTTCCGTTGGTGACAATTTTCTCTGCCCAGAACATTTCCATCAGTCTGTGATGGACTGCTTCGGGAGAGTGATCGATAAAGAAGTCCGAGTGCTTGATGTGATGGATCAATGCGCCGAAATAGTAGGCAAAGTCCTTTGTCGTGATCGGTTTTAAATCTTCCTTGCGGTAGATAAGTACCGATACCTCTTCTCTGTCAAGAGAATCAAGTTCCTTGCACCACAGATCGAAATTATCCCATCTCAGGTTTCTTCCCGTTACCAGTGCGTCGTGTCTTAATTTAAGGTCTTCCATTCCTGAAATTAAAAAGGGTTCCGGGAATTTCTCCCCGGAACCTGTTATTAGAAAGGAATATCTCCTCCTTCTGGTTTACCAAAAGGCTGTACCATATACCCGTTTTCCAGCAGCATCTGATCACTCCATCCTGCTGCCCTCATTTGTTCGTAAGTGAACACACCTGCTTTTGCCGTCATCTGATGTGCCGGAGCCGCAGGTGCAGCTTGTGGTGGCGGTGAGAGTGGTGCTGCAGTTCCGGGTGATGCTGATGGTGGTGCCATGTTGGCTGCTGCATAAGCCGGAGTCATTAACAGTGACTGTTGTGGCGGCTGCAGTGGCGGTGCCATGACCGGAACAGCAGGTGCAGCCTGAGGCGCAACAGTTATCACTTGCAGGTAACCCTGTGCGATCATTGCTTCATCTGTCCATCCTCCCTTGATAAACTGATCATAGGTTGCTCCTCCCGCCTTTGCGGTCATGATCTTTTGAATATTGCCTGCCACAGAGGAATTCTTGATGAACTTGTCGGGATAACGCTCTTTGATCATTGTCAGTGTGATTCCCTTTTCGCGAAGATCGTGCGATTCGCAAGCCATTGTCTTGATCAAATAAGGAAGCCTGAAAAAGCTATCCATGAACGTCGGGTTGTTGATATCGAACTTATCAATGTCAAACATGAAGGGTTCATTATAAGGCTGAGCGGGCATGTTGGCTTCCATTCCTGATACCGGCGCGGTTATCGTTTCGATGGAGAGATAATACTGTCCGGGATTTTTCTTGGAATCCTTCTGTTCGACTCCTACCATTGCAGGTTTACCCAGCACTTTTTCCATGGCAAATTTCCCGCTGTTAACCTGTGCCATTTCGACGGGATCTCCGTTGTACCATGCCTTAAGGATCTTGGTAAGGTTAGCCTGGGTACCCTTAGAAAAGGTAACTCTTATAAAAGTAGTCCATGGCTGAGGCCCTTTTGCCGGATCGAAGGTGTAAAGCATGTTAGGCCCGTAGAGTTCGAAGTTAAGGCATAGTTTGGGTGTCTTTTTCTTCTCACCCTTCCATTCCTCGTCCTGTACCCCGATATTCCACAAACCGATACATCTTGCCAGGTACGAGCCGTTTTTGGGCATGGCGGCATTGCGCCGTGCCTGTTCCTCGGGGCTGATCGATGATTCTCTTTGCAATCTGTCTCCTATTTCCATAGTTAATGATTAAAATGATTAAAGATTCAAATTTAACATTTTTGCAATAAACTGCAAAAATATTCTGTATGTTTTTTTGTACTTTTCTATAACTCTTCTCTGATGTTTCACTTCATTGTATGAACGGATCATCTCTTTCAAAAGAAAAATAAACTTACGTCTACCGTACCCCGAAAGCCTATACACGAACCATTTGTCGGTAAATTCTCCAAACCTGGAGAAGTACCGCGTGTCCATGGCCGCGTAATAGCCTTCGATGATACGTCTGACTTTTTCTTTCGGGATACCGGTCAGTTCTGACGTTTCCTTTATGAGTTGTGATTCATTGCGTCTCACGATACCCTCACGCTGTTCACTGCAGTAACATGAAGTCCTTTGATGATATCGTAGTTTCCTACTCCGTTTTTGAGCTGTTCAAGGATTGATTGTTTGTTCTGACGAAGATACTCGTTGACTTTTTCTTGTGATACCTGAAGGAAAATGGCAGGCACCTGTGCCTGATCGACTATATTGAACTGAAGTGAAACGATCAGTCCCTTGCCGGCCGATTTGACCTCGCTGACAATGGCTTTTTCCTCTTTCTTTATTGATTTGTCGATTGAAGATTCCATCTGCGATAAAGTCACGACAATACTCGATTTCTCTTCCCTTAAATTCTCCTCGTCATCGGGAAGAGGCGGAATTTTCAGTGCCTCGATTTTTTTGTCGATCAGTGAGATCATTTCGGAAACAATTTGTGTCCAGTGATCCCTCAACTCTTCCGAAAACGATTCCTTCTTTGGAAGATTGTTCAGGAAGATATTGCGGACATTGTTGTATTCCTCTTCATTTCGCGGTGCGGTAACCGATCTTGGTGTGCCGTTCGGATCAAGATAGGTTCCCCCTTTGATCATGGCATCCATCTTGTAGGTCATCCGCACGATATCATTCTTTTCCTCCGCTATCTTCCTGGTTTTCTTTTCCAGTTCCTCGGATTTCCTGATAGCCTCGGCATTGGCCGCGGCTTGCTGTACTTCCTGATAAGAGGTGATACGTGTTTTCAAAGTGGAAATGATGCGGTCGGCTTCTTCATCAATCTTTTTCTTTTCGGCGTCGATGGCTTTGGAAAACAGCAGCGCCGGTTTCTTTTTTATCTTATGAAGCTCCTCGACGGCACTTTTGATGTCGGTTACTTTTTTGACATTAGCCTTGGCCGTTGCCAGTTTGTTGTCATCATCGATCTTGATGATGGTTGCCGAATCTGAAAATTTTACCAGTTCGGTAGCATAGGGCCTGAAGAGATCTTCGAGCACTTTTTTGCTGTAGTCAATTGTAGCAATAGTCGTATTTTCCATTTTTTTACATTAAAAATTTATTTCTGTTTGTTTGTCATCATTAAGCATTGTTGAACTATCGATCGGGAACTGATCGCCGATCTTGAACCTGCCGGTTGTGGGATCCATCGTAAAAACGACAGGATTGATCTCTCCGGTAGGGATGCCGTACAATTTCCATACTTTTAATTTTTGTACGTACACTTCGGTAACCACATCCGTTTTGTTGGATGAGTTGGGACGGTGAACGGTGAAATAGACATCTGCCTTTGCCGACCATATTTTACCTCCGTCGATTTGATAAATGGTGGGATGCCGGAACGATCCGTCGTCATTACCTTTTCTGTCCTTACTGTCCAGTGTGATCGGATGGGCAAGGATGATCGAAGTAACACTGTACTGCTTGGAAAAAGCATTCTGAAGGGTAAGCTGGTTTTCGAGCCATTTATGCCCGCCTAGCTTGTAATAGGTGTCATCTTCAAGAAGCGAGTTCCAGGGATCGATCAGGATACCGTTGATGCCGTACATCTGCACCATCTTGGTTGCAATAACCCTGATATCCGCAGGAGTATAGGTGATATCCTTTTTCATCTCGATACAGTAGAAGTGATCGTGTATCCATACGAGAGCTCTCTCGATCTGCGCCACGGTGAACTTAACATCCGATTTGCGATCCATCGACTTGTTCATCAGAATTTCAGATATCTGTTCGTAAATCAGGGATTCAGGATAATTTTCGGGTGACCATATTGCCCATTTCCAGTTATAGTGCCATGCATAACACAGCATGAGGTTAAGGGTAAATGAAGTTTTCCCCGCACCCTGCCACCCTGTACCGATAACCAGGTCACCCGCCTTGATGCCGAAATGGTAGTCAAATTTGGGATATCCCGATTTAAGCGCCATGGTCAGACCGTTAAAGTAGTGAGATATGATCTCTGGTTTGCAGTCGATGGCTGTTCTTACCGATGTAGAACCGGTAAATTTTCGTGTATTGATGCAGTAGATGATCTTAGTCGGGTCGACAAGCAACACGTCGTTTGCATCTTTGCAATTACTGCCGTCGGCACGCTTGACCTGAGCCCAATCCACCCATGATAATGTTTTTGTCGTGTCGGCTGACAGGATCCTGAAAAATGATTTTCTCAGTTTAATTCCTGCAGCATCGGCATCACCGGCAAAACAGTATTCAACGATCTTTTCAAATTTGGGTTGACAGACAAGATAGTAGCTCAGATTAACCTCGTTGATGACCTCCACGTTACCGGTCTGTTTGAATATCTCCTCTTCTGCGGGCGATATGGTAGCTCCGTTGGGAACCGATACAACTGCCCAGTCCGTATCCATACCGATAGCGGTATAAATAGAAGCCACATCGATCATTCCTTCGGTGATTAAAACCTTTGTCTTTCCCTTGACCGAATCAAGATTATAAAAGATTTTATCGGTACCATATTCCATGGTAAAGTTTTTCAGCCAGTCACGGTACTGACAGTCGACAACCGCACCGTCGTTGAGAAAAGGAAAAGCGAGAACATGCTGCTTAACCTTCTGTCCTACGAGTGATTCATAACCTTCAGGGGCATGTTTGAGAGTAAGCTCTTTGATGGTGACATAGGATCCCAGCCATATCGCTACGGAACGCGGAATCCCTCTTGTCCTCTCATACCATGTCCATAAGTTTTCAGCATTATGGTCTTTCTCTTCCATCGGAAGCGCCCTGCGGAGATAGGCGATTTTCTCGCCGTTACTCCGGTCGGGCACATCCTTAAGGATATATCCCGCTGCCCCGCAATGATTACATCGCCAGGCATTGGAAAAAATGTTGACCGAAAGCTTTTTCTCTTTCTGATGCTGAGGTTCCCTTCCCGGGGTACAGATCGGACAGATACAGGCCACTTCACCCTTTACGTTGGCAGATGTCCTGTTCACTTCAATGTGCATCATGCCTCTCGGGGTAGCGATCTTTTCTGTCATCAGTGGTACATTTTACTTCGTGGATCTTCTTCTTCTTCGGGAAGCGGAACTGTCCTGGGAGGTAGTGGAGCTTTCACTTCCCTGTGCGCATCGATAACCTGCTCGCAATTAAACTCGGGATTGATGTATTTCGAGACGCTGCGGTAGGACGAGACAAAATCGCTGGACTGTATCCACCAATCGGATTTCCACTTCTCCTGATGCCCGATAAACACTTCGGCAGCTACAGGCGTGCGCTCGTAATCGATATGGGCAAGGAAACAGAAATAACGGATTTTTCCATCAAGTATCTCTGTTATGGATACCTTATGAGGCATTTTCTTGATCAGGTCCTCCACCTTGCGTCTCGACGAAGGTCCCCAGATAACCCTTTTGTCATTGATCTCTATAGGCTGCAGAAATTTGGTGACAAATGACTGATCAATAGTGAACAGGCTGCTCCATTTCTCTGTCGTGACAATATCCGGTATTCCCCTTGCCGATGTTATGACATAACCCTTGCGCATCAGGTCGGCAATGACTCCTCTGACAGTCGACTGACTGACATGGATCGATCCCTCGCAGGTTGCATCATTAATGGGAAGCGAGGATTCTTTCATGTCATCCAGAAACGCGAGGACAACATATTCGGATATGGTTAGACTTGCCTTGTGCCGGACGTCGTGCCGGATTATTGTAGTCTGTTTCATAAAATATTGAATTAATTTGTTGAGAAAAATTAAACTTACGTCAGCGGTAAGGGATTATCCTACCGGTATTTTGCAATGATCGGATTCGGAGGCGCTTTCGGTATAAATTTGTTTCCCGACAGGTTTTCCCTGATCTCCATCTTGGTTTTGATCATACCGAAATGCCCTACCGTTGCCCCTTCGGGATTATATCCCCAATTGATCAGCTTAACGATCATATCCGGCTCTGCGGGCGCTGCATTGATAGCTTCGGAGGCCATGAGTTTCGTGTAATAGATGGGATTTCCGTCAGGATCAAATTCATCCCATATTCCCAGTCTTCTGAGGTAGGCTATCTGCTTGTCCGTTGCAGGATCATTCATTTTGGGAGAATCAAAGATCTTGATATCCGGAAGCTGGATCAGTTTGATCTTTTTATCTTCCAGCACCACTGAATCGATAGTGCGCTCGGAACGCTGCCGTTCGGTATTGAGAAGCTTTTCACGGTCCTCTTTCTTGACAAAAACCTTGTTAATGGCGCTTTTTCCCCTGTCAAGTTCAAAGGTATTGACCAGTTTATGTTTTGAGGTATTGTCCACAAAGTCGAGGATAACACAGTTGCGGATGCCGAATTTCTTTTCGAAATCGTCTGACTTAAGACGCGTTCCCCTACCGATAGCCTGAAAATAGATCACTTCGGATTGTGTGGGACGCGCCATTAGAACGGCTCCTACATCGCTGTAATCGAATCCTTCGGTATTACCCATTATACAAACACGACCATTCCTTCTTGTAATTATGTTTTTCGTTTCTGTTTTTACACACCAAACCTGTTCTTGTTTAAAAGGCTCATTGGATAGTAAATTTTCTGATTTACTAGAAGATAATGCTCTTGAAGACCTGTTTTGAAAAGATATATACCAAAGTTTTTTAAAGTAATCTTTGACTTTATGATTGGAACCTAAATACATATTTGCACTTATTCCACGACAAACAGCAACAGCCTGTAAGAGTGATAATAATTCATAAAATGTAGAACCAATTAATTTTGTTTCAGGAACTTTTTCTGCTTGTCTATGTAAACCATCCGCAAACCATAATCCTTCAATTAAGGCCTCTAATTGAATACGGGATAATCCCCAAAGTAATTGACTGCCATTTTTATCAAGATAGGGTTCATATGAATATAATCCCAATTTTGAATCAATAAATCCAGTTCCTCTATTAAGACTCCAAACAAAATAATCTCCCTTATCTCTTTTTATTGAGTGTAATCCAATATTTTTAATAAGCTTATCTACATAATTTACAATGTTTGGATAAACCTTTGATTGACATAGAGTATACTCTACTCCTTGTCTTTTTAATCTATTTATTGAACCATCTCCTAACCAGAACCCAATAAATCTGCATTCATCAAGTGTTAATTCACTTGGGTTTTTGTATTTTAAATTGCATTTACGATTTAATCTTTTTATTGCAACTTTTAGTGATTCGGTTTTAGATAATCCATTATTCTTTCGCAAGGCATAAGCATTTGCAATAATTCTTCTTGATGGATTACTGATAAATTTCTGTTCAGTAAGTATATCACTAGGTTCTGCAATACCAACCAAAGGATATGACCAGTTTTTCTGAACAAGTTCACTTGCCGGACACTTTTTCCAAATTGAATTTTTCGTATTTGAATAATTAATATAAATCATTCGATGGGTATTTGTAACTCTAATATCTGAAGTTTTAGATTTAACGCTTACCATGTTTTCAAAATCATACAAATTGCGTTTTACTATCTCTTCTGGTTCCTTAAAGTATATTTTACCATCAAAATTCCAATTGGCTACCTTATCTTGCATGGTCATCTGATCGTGTCTTTTCCATCCTGAATTAGTTAAGATTTCTGTATCAAGATCAAGGCAAAGGATGTTCACATTGATCAGCCCCTTGACGGATTTGCATTTGAAAGCGCCTATGGCATACTTGCGGTCAGGGCAGACCGTTGTATCCGAAGAGATGATCTCTACCGGTATCTGCAAATCATCGAAATGAGATTTAAGATCAATAGCATGCTGTGTATTGACGCAGAAAGCTATAAACTGTCTGTCCCTTGCATATTTCAGGTAAGACTGAACGATCAGGTTATTGCGCCTGGGACAGTTGACTACATTACCAAGCTGCGTTTCATTGAAGTCGCCGAATTTCTTTCCTACCGAGTCCAGGGATATTTCAGTTTTCACTTTTATCCCATCCAATTCGCACAAGAAACCATCACGGATTCCATCGATGATATTGTATTCAAAGATTTTTTCATCGAACAGATCCATTAAGGATAACCCGTCAAGCCTGCGGGGAGTCGCCGTCCATCCGATGCGCTTGGCATTGAAATGGTTCACGCAATCATGGAAGGTACGCGCCATATACCTGTGACAATTGTGGACTAATTTTCCATCGACGAAATAATTTTGGTTTCCTTCAACTTCGATATTGTAAACCATATTTTTTCCAGTACTGATTTCAATTCGTTGTCCACTTCTTCGTTTGTAAACCGTAGCACATCCCAACCCAAAACCGCTAAAATCTCTGTTTTTCTTTTGTCCAGGAATTTCCACTTTTTTAGTTTGTGGGTTTTTCCATCCACTTCTATTGCCAACTTGACTTCCGGAATAGCAAGATCTACCTTGTAACAATAAGGCAGACTTTCGAATAATCCAAAGGCAGGTTTGCATAAAATTGTATATTCCATAGGATATCCAATTGCCTTGTGAAGGATGATTTGCTGTTTTGTTTTTTGGCCATTCCCTCCACGCGACAAAAATGTTCTTCCTTTTAACTTGTCCTTCATCTTTTGAAGAGTTAAAGGATTGCTCATTGGATTGTTGTTTTTCATCCTTTCTGAACATTTTTGAAGATCCGGATGAATAAGCCTGATTCGATCTTGTTTGGATTTCAATGCACATTCTTTTGTGCAATAAATCCTTAAACTTTGATACCATCTTGCTTTTTGGGATTTCGTCCAGGCTTCGGCATGATTCCCACATATTGAACAGTTCCCAATAATAGGTTTTCGTTTCAAACGTTTCGATATTAACAAGCATTCTTTCGAACAATAAGAATTTCCGTATTTCTTGTATACACTTATTCGGCTTCCTTGAATTACAAACTCCTTGTTGCAAATTGTGCAGTTGACTATAATTGTAAATAAAATTAGGTTTTATCTTAGTAAGAAACAATGCGGGAATATATCCATATTCTATAGTATAATACGGGTGATTCTTTGTTGTTAATTGATTCCCAATTGAAATAAAATCATCATCATATAATTTAGAAAAGACGGATAATACCTTTTTTTTTTCAATAGTATTAGTGTAGTGATTATATGAATTAATCATCATTCCAACTTGTATATCCTTAATATGAACTCCATCTATAAAAGTTCCTATAGGAAAACATTCATCTATTTGTACAAGAGAAAAAGTGTTCTTCGGCACTTTATTCAGGCGGTTGATCATGGTTTGCGGAGAGGCAACAACAAAACGCTTGTCGATCTCCATACGTGGACCTTTAACAATACCAACATTCATGAAGCCATAAATCCTTGAAAAGTCCTCATAGGCCTGATCAATTAATTCTTCGTTGTGAGCATAAAAAAGTGTTTTAGCAGTTCTTCCGGATAGCCAAACCGCTAAACTGCGCTTACCTGATCCTGTTGCGAGTACGCAAAGCTGTTTATTAATCCCTTTTCTGAATCCATTAATGACCGATTCAAGACAATCAGCCTGGTAAGGTCTCCATTTCCATTCTTTCATATTGAATTATGCCTTATAATTTCATTTACTATGTGAATATAATCATGATGTACTTTATCCTGACAGGAATATCCAGACATAACCATGTTGGCGGCGTTCCTCTTTTCTGGAGTATTAAAAAGATCGTAGTGATCCAGGCAAAAATCATGCTGATATTGAGTAGGGATATAATTCCCGCCTGCAGTTTCATAATCAAACTGGCTTGTTGATCTGCGATTTTCTGCCCTGGCCTCTTTGCGTGCGTAATAATTACTTGCAAATGTCTCATTCTGCATGTTCTGTGCAAATTCGCGCCTTGCGCTTTTGCTCGGCTTCCATTTTCTCATAATTCCATTTTTTTCTGAGGATCAGATAATTCAATAATCATCTGGTCAACTTTCTTTTCAAGTTGTTTTGCCGTTTCAAGATCTTGTTTGCTGCGTGATCTGAAATATTCTTTCTGCCAGTGCCTCATTTCCCTGACAGTATCAAAAAATTGAAGGTTGTCCATTTTTTTATACTTTTCATGGTTTTTCGTAATGATATTTAGGTCCGTACTCTTTAAAGGACTTATCAGCTGTATGACGCTGAAATTTATGTTTTCCTTTTATTATACCAAGATAAATACCTTTGTCATCGTAAAACCTACCGATTACATATTGTAAATTTTTCATTTCCTGATTCTTTATGTTATTCTTTTGGAAAAGATTTGAATTTATCACATCCATTTTTGGGATATTTCCTGGGCTTATAACCATTAAAACCCAAAAAACATTCCGTGCTGTGTATCCACTGGCATTTTTTGCATATTCCATGGTCAAGGATTATCTGTATAGTATCAATCGAAAAATTATCTTCTGACGGTATTTTGAATATATTGATTTTGGATATTTTAATTCCCTCGTTTTCCTGAAATTCACAGATCGGCTGATTGATCAGAGACTTGATATGTTTTTCAAGCCTCGTTATTCTTTCGTTAAATGTTCCCTCGCTCATTTTTCTTTATTAAAAACAGTTAATAATAGAGATAATGCAATTAATATAAGGCACAGGATTAGTTTCCAATAATTATCATTACGAATTAAAAGACTCGAAACCATTCCACCTGTTGATATGATTATAAATACAGATAAGAATCTACGGACTCTTTCTATTGTTAATATCCTTGGCTTCTCTTCAAGTTTTTTTACCAGGTCATCTTCATTGGTAAAACTAAATAACACCTTATGTGATTTTTTAATAACGGATCCTCCTTGGTCAAAAGACACACCACTGATTATTGCAATATTTTTAGGATCTATATTCCTGGAAACAGCGTATTTCTGCAACATAAAGGAAATATGTTCATTTGAAATTTTATTCATTTTGTTTTGGTTAATTGACTTAAATATTGTTCCGATGTTCTTATATTGTCAGTTTTGACACTTACTTTCAGGAATCCCCTGCCGTCCCTTCGGTTTCGCAAGAGGTATTTCCTTGGCACAAAGGTCCATGCAAAGAACTTATTTTTCATGGTGCCGTCAAGAATGATCGTCTTATTGACATAAATGCCGTACCGGTCATACATCAGCCTTTGAATATACCTGAAATCTCTTGATGACCCGTACCGGTCGACATAAGATGGCTTGACATCAATCACGGCAAAACGGTCGTCATCGGTAAGAAACTCCACCTGGCTTTTTTTAACCGATCCGTTGATATGATCCCAAAGGATTCCTTCTCCTATACTGCAAAAAGTGCAGTCGAAGTCAGGAGTATAAATCAGTTCGGTAAACAAGAGGTCGTCTTTTTTCCCCGCCCTGCGGTGGACCTGATCGTAAAGCCGGTAGTAACTGGGTTTAAAAGTGTAGTGTTTAATAAGTCCCCTCTGCAGCGCTTCCTGAAGCCATGTTTCCATATAATACTCGTCATCACTGTCGTAGGGACTCTTTTCTCTGAGCTTACCCTTCCATAGGTACCACTCCTTTTCCCTTGCTTCGAATCCCTCCATGAGTTAAGTTTTAATCTAAGGCAAATATAGAAGAATTGCAGAATACTGCAAAAGAAATAGATTATTTATTATTCAAAAAAAACAATCCTGCCCATGGAAGGAGAGCAGGATTGCAGACATGGTTTAATCAAAACTCGTGTAAACAAGGTATGCAAATATAAGATTAATATCTGTATCCTTTCATCCTTGCTCGTATTTTCGTTTTATTTTTACATTCTCACCGAAAATACGTTCCACAATGTCAAGGACTTTGCGATCATCATTGGTGTAATCGCACTCATGGTTGTAATACTCGTAATTGTACACATCCTGCGGATTGCAGTTCTTTTTGATGATCTCGTCGCGTTTGTCATAACCTTCAAGGAATTTCTCGATTCCTTCCCTGGTGCCATAGAGCCCTGCAGCGTGAGAACAAATTTTCTTACCCTGCAGATTGCACTTTTCAATCCCTTCCTCGAACTGTTTATTATTAAAAGCAAAGAAACAGTCAATCATCGGAGGATCTTTAAGGATGATCGCCTGGTAAGAATGCTTTACTTTATCCAGTTCCAGCAAATAATCGTCTTCCATCTCTTCCTCGGGCTGGTTAAAACCATTGGCATTGTCCCAGATAATGCGTCCGTTGTCATCCCGCCATTCAATGGTACACGCAGAGTCGTTGTCTTTGACTGCCATGCAGGTTCTGAGGTCGACTATTTCCTCGACCTCCGTAGCGTCAAGATCCTTGAAATCTTCTATATCGGCGCCTTTGCCGATGACTTCATGGATCTGCTCGCTGGTTACAGACTCATCGAGTTCTATATTTATCCACGTTGTGACCTTGTACTGAATTTTCATTTCTTTTTCTTTTCAAGTTTTCGTAATTCGACAGGAATCTTAGACCATCCGTTTTCCATGTTCATGAAATATCCATGATGATCTATCGCGTGTTCTGCCAGAAGCTCGTAAATCATCTGACCCGCAAGATTGGCGATAATGCTGTTGACAAAGATACCCTGGCGCTGCACTGATTCAAATACGCTGCAACTTTCCCTTACATCTTCATCCTGCACATCGGGGAACATGTCAAAAAAATCGGGAACATACCAGAATGATTTACTGGATTTTTTCATGTTGAGGTATTCATTTTTACTTGTCCCAAGGATGATCTGACCCGAATCCGATGTGTTGCCGCAGTCGATGTAATACTTGTAATTGCTTGTCTTCACATATTCATCAAGTATCATTCGCCTTGACCTTACCGTGTCGGTACACAGTATAATGAAATCGGCAGAACGTATATACCTGGGATAAGCTTTCCATTTGATACCAAAGGAAGCATTGATACCCGATACCAGTGATAATGCTTTGGAAAATCCTATCCCGCTGTAGTTGAGCATGGCACGCACAGGTGTTGTAGCGCCAACGGAATCAAAATCCACTACAGAGAGATCGATACCTTTGAGTCCCATCATAAGAAGAGCGGCGTTTACCCTTGCCAGATGCCATACGAGATGTGATCCTGTTCCTCCCGCGCCGTAGACGATTATAGTTACCGGATGCACATTTCTCAGGATGTACTCATCCAGTTTGATAATAATCTTATCCATTGCTGAAGGAATTGGCAAGTTTCTCAATCAACGGACAATAGTTGATCTTAAGATTTTTGCACCGTGCACTGAATTCTTCTCTTGTAACGTTTACCTTTCGGTCTTTGGTCTTTTTAAGTATCTCCGAGAACTCGTTCATGGAAAAACCGAACGAGTTCATGTCATCGGAGAATGCCCCGTCAAAGATCGTTTCAAGAACGGAATTGCGTATCTGTATAGGCGTCCTTTCATCGTACACGGGAAGCGGACAATTGCCTACGCAAAGCAGTCCATCATCGCTTCCAAGGTTTCTCAGTGCGGGAATGTGAACCATTCCCTTGATAACGCACAGTACATTGATAGTAGAAGGAGCCTGAAAGATAATCAATAGCTCCGGCATATCTACGACAACATCGATTTTTGATTTGTCAGGCTGGTATACCTGTATGGTACGAAGATCGGGAGCAACAGTAAAAACCATGGCAAACCGATGCCTGTCATGATGAAAAAACAGTGTTCCCTTGGGAAGTATTCCCGCTGCCGGCTTTTTGATTTCATCGGATTTCCTGTTACTGATATTATTCAGTAAACGGCCAATCTCTCTCATGGTAATTCCATTGAGTATTGAAATCCCGGAAGGAATTCCACTTGGAAAGATCTCCAGTTCTCCCATCGTAATTTCCTGGCTTAAGCCAGCTGAAAACAGAACAATTATTTTTCTTACAGTAATTTTCGATGACATCATTAGTAAGTGGTTTGGTTTCCTTGGTCTGGTACCTGTGAAACGAAGCGCACCACTGGTCTTGCAACCTGAATAAGGTTTTAGCATAATCAGAATTTTTTAATTCGTTAGAAATTTTTGTAAGTACATCCATCGGAAACGGATGAGCAGGATGAATGGTAAAAGCGAAATGAATCCCATTGAACTCACAGTTTTCAAAAGACGACTGCGTATATTCCAGTTTATTTCCAAGTGAAGTGAGAGTGTGATACTCAGTCCAATACTCTTTATAACAAACATAGACCCAAGGGCCCATATCGATATTGATATCCACTATCGCCGATTCGTCTTTTGCAATTCTTGTGGCAATCAACATGGGATTCTCACACCGTGAGAGTTCAAGTGTGAGACGGAAAATATCTTTATATTCCCATTCATACTCGTCAAACAATGCAAAGAACTTCTCGAAATCAAATTCGTAAAACATAAGCTGTTCAACCAGTTTTCCGTAATGATAAGGATAACCGTAGAAATCCCGCCTTGTCTGTTTTAAAATCTCATGATACATTTTTTCCATATCTTCAACTGCATCTCCATCCAATTGATCCATTAGTACTTCTTCCATATATGAAAAATCGGGATGAGTCGAATTGTCAGCGCCAAAATCAAATGAAGCGTCGATGCAATTCATCATGGAGAGAATCTTCATGTATGCAAGCGCCATGAGGCTATCCTTTTCAACCAGATCATCAAATGAATCCAGTTCAAGGATCAGCCACTGAAGTTCATCGGTTAAAAACTTTATTTCAATAACGATATCATCTCCATGGGATGACAGTTCGACATCAGTATCCAGTTCTTCCCGGATAAAATTCTCGAAATAACTTCTTGATGAACTGCACCATTGATTGTTTATATCAATATCGATATCCTTCATCCTATGCCTTAATTCATAGAAACACTGGGTAAGAAGATACGCATGGTTGTCAAATCCGAGAACAGGGATATGATTTATCCCTGTTATTTTTATTGGAACCTGTTGTTTTGGAAGGTGTTCGGAATAATTATTCAGTTTCCTGAAAAAAGTCACAGCTCTGGATAGATATTCAAGAGTTGTTTGTCTTTCCACGGGAGATCTTCCGACTCTGTTCCTTCCAGAATTTTTATGATCTCTTCTGCGATATCCCGGTGAGGCGCAGTACCTTCTTTTTTTGCCTTTGCAAGGTAGTCGCAGTATTGTGCAAACTTCATTGTTCGTTCCATTCATTTTCTTTTAACCATTTAAGGGTATGCTCTGTTGCATGTATATGCCATGTATGCTGAATATCATCATTAATAAGATCAGGAAGTTTTTCTTTTTTAACAAGCCAGTTAATCATGAATTCATGTATCTCTCCCGATGCTTTTACCCTGGGAAGATACAGCCATCCTGGTTCGAGGACAAATGCCATCTTGTCTGCGTAACAGAGCTTCGACGGTGTTACGCTATTGATTTCTGCCACATCACGGGAATGAAAAGCGCAAAACTTAAACCATTTGGTTCCGAAAAGTGCCCTCATGATTCTGGCGCCTAAAAACGGGTGAAGTATTCCCTCTCCCCTGTCGATCCATCTCATTCCCCAGTATCCCCAGTCGTGAACGATAAAAGCAATCCACAATCGGGGATCCCATGGAAACCCGAACAGTTTCCACCATCCCAGGAATACGAAGAACGGATGGATCAGGAACTGGTGCGCCCCGAAGATCAGGGATTTTGTTCCTATTCTCATTGTTCGGTAAATTTTGAGTCCGTAATAACTTCCGTAGTTTGGAGATACTTGCGTTCATCGTTGACCAGATAGTGATAACATACGGCATTCTGCGGAGTCTCTCCCCTCGGTACTGAATCCAGGATAAGGTCGTAGAGTTCTTGTTTACTCAAGAGGTGGTCGTGGCGGGTGTTAATCATCAGCGAGGATTTTAATTTTTTTCCTACAAACACGATGATTGACTTGACAAGGAAAAATTCCTTTCTTTCTTTTAGTTTCAGATTCATTGTTGTAAAGTTTTTAGTTATACCAAAAAAAAGAAACGACTACTCCCTGCAGGAGCCCGTCGTTTCTTGAAAGTACAGTGCGTAAGTACAGCATCCGCAACCTGTACTTTATCCGTGTGTCCCGACCTTTGCGGCCGAGAACTCGTAGCGTTCCTTATTGTCCTTGATCGTTATTATATGCGAACAGTTCAGGACTTCGGGATTTTCAGAAGACAAAAGCTTTTTCAACGTGCTTATGTCGCCAACCGTCGGGGCGGGATCTTTCAACTCTTTACCCCCGACGACAAATACCCTTTCCAGCCTCATTGATCAGAATTTTTCGTCTTTCAGTCCTTCGATACGCTGTGCGACACCATCGGAAGGCGGTTCGTCATCAGGTAATTTGGGAGAAGGCGCTTCTTCTTCGTCCGGTGGAGTCGCAGCACCCGCCATGAACGACTCCTCGGGCAGACTGGGAGCCGGTGCAGGAGTTGCAGGAAGATCAGTCTTTTTCTTCTTTTCATCCTTTTTCTCTTTTTCTTCAGGAGCAGAAGCCTTCTTGACCTTTTTAGCTAATTCTTTTTCCATATCCTTCAACTGGTCGGTGAAAGATTGAATGGTCTGAATACGGATTCCGTTCTCGGAATAAGCCTGTGTAATGGTTTTACCCAGTTCGATGTCCAGTTCAAGGATCGGTTTGTTTCCCGATTCACTGAGCGTGGGAAAATCATCGATCTTTGCAGATACCGTATTGAGGTTTTCTACGGCAACCATTGTGATGACTGCCTTGTTCTTCATTACACCGGTGCCTATGATAGCAACCATTGTTCCGAGTACATCACTCGGAGGAAATGCCTGTGCTGCTTTTACAGGGTTATCCCTAAGGAATTGCAGCTCTTTGTCCTTTTCGCTAAGGGCAAACTGCAGCGATCCTATCTCTGATCCCTGCTGGGATATTTGCATTTTAAGGTTCGCATTCTCTTCCGAGAGTTTCAGCATTCCAGAGGTCAGTTCCCTGATCTTTTCAGGATTGACTTCAGGTGTTGACGAAGTATTGGGAGGAGGCGGTGGCAAAGGTGGATCCATCACCTTTGTTTTGAGGTTTTCACCTTCGAGAGCAAAAGCATTATCGATCACTTCCTGCCAGAATGATACGGGTGTTCCCGTGTCATTGGTAAAGGTTGCGTACTCGGTCGGAATCT